CTACACAAGGCTATTCGTCGGCAGCGTCAGATGTGTATAAGAGACAGGTATTTGTCCGACTCTGAGAAGGAAGAGTACATGGCCATCATCGAAAGAGCTCGTCAGGCCTACAAGGCAGCTAAGGCCAAGCCCATGACCGAGAAGGAGAAACTTGAGGCTAAGATTGCTAAGTTGCAGGCACAGATTGCAGCAATGGATAATACCGACAAGGAGGAAGAATAAAATGGCAAAATCGCTTATTGACTTTATCACAGAAGAAGACTACCCTCGGTTCAATGAACTGTTGGCTATCGCCGAGGAAAACAAGAAGAATGCACCGAAGCCCGAGCGCAAACCTCGTGGCCCTCTGACCATTGAGCAGAAGAAAGCTTTGAAGATGAAAGCCATCGAGAAAGCCAAGGCCGAACTCGAAGCTCTCATGGCGGCCGAGGATGCAGCTGCTGCGAACTAATATACCCTGCGTGTGATACACTGCGTACACACATACGCTAAGCAAGGTGGCCATACCGCCCTCCGACGGCCTTGGTCACCTTGTATTTAGCATACCATATAAATATATTTATAGGAGTTAAAAGTTAATTATGTCATTGCCAGAAGTTGTTCGCAACAATCCGAATATCAAGCGTTACATAATACTCCCTGCAAACGAGACAGATACAAGGCATGTGGTCGAGCTGTGGGAGCGCAAACCACATCCATCCGACGTCCCAGCCTCCGGCCTCACACCTCCCTTGTATTACGGCGAGTGGCAAGACCGCACAGCCATAGCCAAAGCAGAATGGAACCTTGTCATGGCTACAAACGAGATGGAACGACTTCGTAGAGAGGAACTGAAGCAACGAGCAAAAGAGCAGCAAGGTCGCTCGTCCTTAGATGGTCCCATACATGCTCGTATGACGAAGTAACCGTCTTCCATTCAGAAGGAGTAATTTATGTTAGAGATAACAGTATATCTACACGAGTATGTGTACGATGCGCTCACAGCCTTCGGCCCGCTCACAGATGTTGTAAATCGTGTGTTAGACGCCGGCGAGCAAGGTCGTATACCCATAGAGAACTTACCTCCGACACCTCCGCGGTCGTCCATCTCTTGTAGACAGTGCAAAATAATTGTAACAAACGAGTACTATGAAGACCTCATAGCAACTCACGGTGAACGGTCTTCGGTCGTATCTCTGCGACGTATATTGTATAACTTCGTAGACAACGAGCTGTGGACAGAATTGGAGTGGAAAGCAGTATCACAGATAATAACAGTCAGTACGTCACGCTATGTTCACTCACTGCAGCGGGTGGTATCATCGCTCACAAGAGCTGCATCTCAGGCTCCTCTCGCTCACCGCGCCACCATTGTAAATATTGCAGCTCGGCTAAAGGAGTTAATATATGAAGAACAAAGGTCAGATACTTGACACAATTGTGATACGTGTTCAGTCGTCACCCACAGGCCCTGTCTCACCGGCTCGTACATTGTCGGTCATAACAGATATAACTGATGAGTTGTACTCATACATTGTGTATACTGAGTACAAAGATGATACTCTCATAGGTTGGAAGTGTCAGTTTTGTGTATCTCACACATCCACATACAATTGTCTGTTGTCATATAACTGTGTGATAGAGATAGTTAAGTTGATACAAGAGTCATATGCCTCAGCTGCATCCACATCCCACAAGTATATTATAGGCTATAAACAAGCACCTTTGCCAGTACTTCTGAGCATATTAGAACCTCTAACAAATTCGTTGGCATCTGCTCAGCATCAGCATTGGCCTCGGTTAGAGTTAGACGACTTGTGCCAGATGTGTCGTCTTTGTATAATAACTTTGTACAACAAAGGATACTACATTCACAAGAGCATTGTACAGAAGTCGTTCTCAAATATGGTGCTAATGAGTATTCGCAAAGAGCGATATGCGCCAGCCTTTGTATCAATAGAACAGTTAAGAGAACACGAGGATGGCCATCAGCAGTTTCAGATTGAAGACCCTTCGTCACTAGACTACATATATGCCTTAGAGGACGAAGAAGAGTATGCTCGTATGCATACCCTTGTAATAAACGAGCTAAGTCCTCGTCAGTATGACCAGATGGTTAGAGAGTACAGATCCAAGACTACTACACAAGCAACTGTGAACAAGGTGAAGAGCCTTAAAAAGAAGTTTGGAGGAAAGAACAATGTATAAAGTAAATATAACTAACACGGATAACAATGAGCACTTCACAGCAACTGGCGAATCAGTTATTGTAATAAGCACGAACAAGAATACACAAAGGGCTCAGGTGCATTTGAAAGATACTGATCAGTTGCAATTGGGTGAAAGAATACTGATAGACTTTAAGCAATCTGTTATGTTATATGCACTCTGTATTAAGACAGCTGCCTCATTATGTGAGAACAATGAGTTGTTAAATATACTTAGAAAGATACATCCATCATTTGTAGATGAGATGTTGTCAAATGCACAAGAAGTTGAACAAATTAACTTTGACAAATTGTTTAAGGATTTAATGGGTGATAATAATGTATAAGAACACATATTATATTTGTGATAAAAATCCACCTACATTCGCCCCTGCATCTCACACAATTCACTTAATACCTCGCGAGGGTTTCATATGGGCCTATTTGTATATAGGCGGTTGCACTCAGCAGAAAGCACAGTTAGGATATTATGACATTGCCGATGGGTCTTTTGTAAGACACAATCAACCTGTATTTTATCAGTATGCGTCTGCCATTGCGAGCATATTATGTAAACAGCATTGCAATCACGAATTAGCTACAACTGAGGAACAATTATTGAAACGACTTATAATAAAGGATTTATCTAAAAAGGAGGATTAACTATGGCACAATATGGAACTGCCGAATATTACAAACAAGAATTAGAGGAAAAAGACAGACAAGTAAGGCTTATGACACAAGGATTGGCTGTTGTTATTAAAGAGGAAAAGTTTATTTCAACAGAAGATATTTGCGAGTATATAAATACTGTGTCGACAATGTGCAACTCTTATTTGTTTAACAAAAATCAATACGAAGAAAAATTGCAAGAGGAAGATGATAATGGCTAAATTGTATTTGCCTCGCATATTTTCCAAAAATGCTCACGATGATAGAATTGGCGTGGCATTTAGTGGATGGACAGATATGGTAGACGGCGAGCAAATATATGTAGATACAGACGAGTATGCTCACGAGTTATCTGAGGATGAAATTGCAGGCGACTATTATCTTGCCCCGGGCGGCGACAAATACGACTTACAGCATTATGTAGATAGCCCAGACGGCAAGTACACATTCTCGTCAGATAAACACTGGGAGGTAGAAGATGTCTCACTCAAATAGCAGTCTTAATTGTTTTATGGACTGTCCAGCAAAATATAATTTACATTATATAAAGCGAATACCCTCGCCGGCCAAGCCGTCACCTCACCTTGTATTTGGCTCGATGGCACATGAGGTGTTAGAGAAAGCAGGTCAGTTGCGAGACCATTGTAATCTCGGTCTTGTAGAACCGGGTGAGTATCACACAATTATACCAAGCGAAGTATTATATCCAAACCTTAAAACCGAGTTTCAGATTGGTTCTTGGCAAAGATATTTTATGGCTGTTATAAAACAAACATCCACCTACGAAAAAGAATGTTATGACGAGTTACAAGATGAGTCTGGATTAGAACCTATAATAGAACGAGAAGTAAAGATACAGATACCACCTGAGTTACTTGGCGAACTCGGTTATGGACCTTGCAAACAAGCCATTGTAGGTGTAATTGACCTTCTATTGTATACTCCAACACATGCAATAATACTTGATTACAAATTTAGTGTAAATCGTAAATCACAAGACGACTTTGACCTTGATAGTCAGCTGCCATTATATGCATTTCTTGTACACTTGCAATATGATATACCATTGCATAACATTCAGTATGGATATATTGATATACCCAAACAAGACTTTGGCAAACCTACATTGCTATCAAATGGTACATTATCTCGTTCTAAATTGCAAAATTTATCACAAGATATGTACAAGAAAGCAGTTGATGCAATTCACAAAGGCGATGCGTATTACAATTGTGAACCAGGCGGTTATTATCACGATTGTTATTGTGCATTGGCGCTTAACAAACCGGCATATTTGTCAAAGCAATATGCTGATTTGGATATTGTACACAACATTGCAGATGATATAATGCAAGAAGCAAAACTTATAGATTATATGCAAGAACATAAACTTCCATTTGTAAGGAAATATGGTGCATATAATTGTAAGTCTTGTGAGTATTTGTCAATTTGTAAACCCTGGTTAGGATTGGAGGATAAGTTTAAATGACACTTACAGCGTTAGAAATAATAGTTATAATTATTTTTGCTATAATTATTGTAATTGTATGGGCATATGGTGTCATACAAAAACAAAAATTGGACGCTTATTATAGCGAAAAGTTAAATAAAGCATATCAAGACTATTATAATTTAGAAGCCAAGTACAAAGAACTTGAAAATAAATTAAAGGAGGACAAATAATGCGTACATTTGATGATGCTTTTGTAGAAGGCGATTGCGAATGGTGTGAGGAAGATGCAGTGGCATGCGAATTTTGTGGTATTTGTAAATTGTCGGAAGACGAGGAGGATGAGGATGTCTAAATCACTGTTTAACTTCTATTTAGACGACAAACTTAAAGAAGCTGCTATTATGAAACTCGCTCGTTTAAATGGTACAACATCCAAAGGACAATTAGCGTCTTTTATTCGAGTGCAGATACAAAATTTTGTAGAAACACCCGATGAAGATATTAGTCCTAAGTTGATGTTAAAAGTATTACAAGAATTGCAACTTTGTAATAATCAAGGGAGGATTTCAAAATTATGAACATAAATTGGTATCATTCCAAACATTGTAAACAGAACATATTTATAAGTTCATCTAAATATGGTTTCTACATACCAGCAAATTTAATTTTTGCAATAGAAAACGAATTTGAATTAAATAGTTGTGATGTAGGATTAACTGACAATGGCGGTATGGTATTGCGCTTTTTAAAATATAGAGATGGAATGTATAAAGTAAATATGCATCCGCATGGCAATGCAGCAAAAGTATGTTGTATGTCGTTTTTAAGAGATAACAATAAAGCATATTTTGCTCACTATTATTACAAAAGATTGTTTGACTTAGACAAACCCGGTGAAACATTTACAATTTTATTAACGGAGCGTGATATGAATGTTGTGTGATACATGCATATATTATGATTGTGAGGATATACATTGTAGTAATTGTAAGATGCTGCAGCACTTTAAAACAATAGATGATAATAATATAGAAATATGTTATTGCAATAAAAGTACAAAGTGCGACGGAAAAGCATATGATGTTAACGATAATCTTATTCATTGTGTGAGATACACATCAAGACAAATGTTATTTATGTTGGAGGAAACATGTTAGAAATTATATTATCTGCGATATCAATTGTGCTATCTGTTATGTGTTCGGTTTATGTTATTGTAAAACGCCCTGCAAAAGGCGAGAAAGGTGACCCTGGCGAACGAGGACCTTGTGGTCCAATGGGTATGGCCGGTGAAGATGGTAAATGTTGGGTGTATCGTATTAACAACGACATGTTTGAAGTAGGATATTACTTGTGTACTATTGATATTACAATAGACAATTATAATAATGTATTTTATGTAGTAAAAAGATATTCTCGTGAACAAGATGCTGCTAAGCGTGTTAATTATTTAAATGGAGGTGGCAATGGAACATAATTGCACTAATTGTTTTTATAACTTTTGTAACCAATCTTGTGAAACATGCGAATGTTATCAAGACCCAGACGACACTGAAGGTAGATATAACTGTTGGTGTATTGAAAATAGCATGGAACCTTGTAAACATTGGAGGGCAGATGAAGAATGAAAGGAGTTGGCAAATGTAAATATTGTGGCAATGACAACGAATTTAAACTTATCCCGCGTGGTCCTCATATGGGCATTTATTGTGCTAAATGCGGCAAGTGGCTAAAATGGGTTAAGCAAAAAGTTGCAAACGAACCGCATCAGATTACAATGGACGAATATGTGGCATCGTTAGATAACAAAGATGATAACTCTAAGTTGTCAGACGATGAAATAAGTGAAGCATATTTTGGCGAATTGCCTTGGGAGTAACTATGACATTAGGACAAAGAATAAGTATTTTCGAAAGTGTATTTATTAATTTGCAAAATACAAATAGTAGATTAGAAAAAGAACAAATTATATCTACTATACCAGCCGAATTACAAGACGACTGGCAATATATACTTGAAATACTTTCTGGTAAGCACAAATTAGGATATACTTATAGAGAGCTGCCTGACAAAATAGCAGATAACAGTTATCTAAATTGTACAATAAAACAATATATTGCTCCATTGTATGAGCCTATGAATAGTAATAATTTTACAGATTTAAATACTTATATGGCTATGATACAATGTCAGTATAAAGCAGATTTTATTGAACCAATTGTAAACAGAACACTTCGTTTAGGTATAGGTCCTTCACAATTGCCAAAAGATGGTCTTGCGCCAATGCTTGCTAAGAAGTTTGAAGATGTTAGATTAAACAATTCAGTATATTATATAACTGAAAAACTTGATGGTAACAGATGTATTGCAAGATACGACGGCAGCAAATGGTTGTTCACAAGTCGCAATGGCAAACCGCTTAAAGTTAACATTGATATGGGCGATTTGCCAACAGATGTTGTATATGATGGCGAATTGTTATCGCCTCAGCAAACACACGATAGTATAGCAGCTGCTAATGCGCTTAGGCATAACCTTGTAATACCGAAGTATCATAACGAGTTTAATAAAACATCCGGCTTAATAAATAGTAAGTCGTCTGGCAAGCAATTAGTGTATAACATATTTGATGTTATGACAGACGATTGTTATTATGCACGTCGCAGATTTTTAGATAGCCTCAATTGCACAACATCCGAAATAAGAATATTGCCTGTGCTTGCAAAAATAAATTGTAATTATGAGTCAACAATAGAATCATTACTTAATTGTATGACATCCGTCGGTGCCGAAGGTGTAATATTAAATAACGGAGATGCAACATATCAGCATAAGCGTACAGCCGACCTTATCAAAGTTAAAAATACTTATACAATGGACATGCTTGTTGTAGATTGGGAATACGGCACTGGCAAATATGATGGTATGGTAGGAGCATTACACTGTGAAGCGATAGCAGATAACAAATATATTGCTGCAAAAGTAGGAAGTGGTTTATCTGATGAACAGCGTGAATTGTGGGCAATGGACCCTTCGCTTATTGTAGGTAAGATAATTGAAGTGGGTTATTTTTCAATGAGTCAAAATGCTAATCTTAATGGAACAAAATATTATTCATTAAGATTTCCAAGACTTAAACAAGTAAGATACGACAAGGAGGTAACAAGTATTGATTAGCAGGCAGACATTTGAAGAACTTAGTAGTTATACGACATTCTGTGAAGTACAATTTAAAATTACAGAGTCGATTTGTAAAATTAAAATAGGTTATGACGATTATAAATTAAGTCATATTGTAGAATTGTATTTTGGTAATGAACAAAAGCACGTTTATGAGTTTTCAGATTATGAAAATAGTGATACTTTGTATGATGATATTGTAAAGCAGCTAATAAAATGTATAGATACAAAAATAGCATATGCACAAGAACAATATAATAATCAATCACAATTGATTAACAATTATTCCCAGCAATTATTTAATTTGAAGGACTTATTATAATGATACCATTTGACAAAGAAGTTAATTTAATACAAAATGAAAGCATTCGTTTAGCAACTCAGCGTATTCTTTGTAGTATGCCAGCGTGGTTTATGAAAGAAGGGGCATCCAGTACTGGCAAATATCATCCTACATATGCACAAGGCGAAGGTGGTTTGTATAGACATACATGTGCAGCAGTTAAGATATACAATGATATAGCATCGTTACAGCAATATAAGGAAGTTATTGACAACAAAGATTGGGGTATTGCAGCACTTATATTACACGATATGTGCAAATATGGTTATGATGATATACCCAGTAAATATACAAAGTTTGACCATCCATTGTTAGTTCGTAAATGGCTTGCATATTTGCAATATGAAAGTGGTGCAGAAGAATTCCCAGACCAAGAGTATATTAACAATGTTTGTAATCTTGTAGAAACTCACATGGGCCAGTGGAATACAAACAACTATTATCCATACATTGTATTACCGGTACCATTAACAGCTAATCAGCAACTTGTGCATCTTGCAGATTATTTAGCAAGTAGAAAATATTTGGAGGTAAAATTTGATGAATGAACAAAGCAATGAGCAGTACAAACCCATAGATAAGGAAATAATAAACCATCCGCCGCATTATACTCGTAGTGTTGAGTGCATAGATTGTATTGCAGCAGTTGTGGAACATATGCACAATGAATATGCTTTTCTTGCAGGACAAGTAGTAAAGTATTTATATCGTTGTACTGACAAAGGTCACTTTACAGAAGACTTAATGAAAGCACAATGGTATATGAACCGCCTTGTAGATAAAGCAACTGCGCTGCCAAAATTTTAACTATTGAATGATTTTAATATATCATAGAATGACCAAATATTTTCTAATATAAATAATCGATAATAATATTTATGGCCATCTATGGTATATTAAAACCTCTCACGATTTACTTTAGATGGGAATATTTCAATTGAAAATGAATATATTATAATATGACCATTTTAAAAATACACAATTTTAAAGGAGAACTAAATGGAAACAGAACCTGTAAAAACTGTTAAAACTGTATTGCATGTTGAAACAGATTTTGAAACATCGTTGTACACAGTCAAAGCGGATGAAGGTACTTCTGTCAACGAAATGGCATTTGCAACAATGGTTGTTATTCGTACATTGATTAAAAACGGTTATCTTAAAAATCGTCACGAGTTTATACAACTTGTGCATAAGTATTTTAATGACCCTCAGTATGAAGAAGTAACTTTTGATAAGGAGAGCGAAGATGCAGGAAACGATAACACCGACGATAACACCGAACGAACTGCAAATAGTTAGAAATGTAATTTTGCCTATTGGACGAAGATTAAAAGCAAATAAGTGTACTGATAAGTTGTGTCAAGTATTAGATGTTAATATGAAACTTGAACCTAACTCGTCATTTATAAATCTTGCAGATATTCGTCAAACAAAGTACAATTATTTATATAATGAATTGCAATGGTATTTATCACACGACCTTTGTATAAATCATCATCAAGGAATTGATACAAATCCAATATGGCAAAGAATATGCACAAGGCAAGGAATGGTAAATTCCAACTATGGTTATTTGGCATTTGACGAAGGAAATTATAGCCAATATAAACATGCAGTATCGCAAATGGCCAAGAAAAAGTATACTAAACATGCGGTTATGATTTACAATAGACCTTCCATTGTAGAAGAGTGGTGCGATGGCGTGCACGCAAATAGTGATTTTATTTGTACATATGCAACTTCATTTATGGTACAAGACGATGAATTACATATGATGGTTACAATGAGGTCTAATGATTTTACTACCGGTTTCTTTAACGATTTTGGTTGGCAAGTATTTGTATACAAAAAATTCTTAGCAGAAGTTAAACAATTTTATCCTGAACTTAAAGTAGGTTTAATTCATTGGCACACAGATAATATGCATATCTACGAACGTGACTATGAGTTAATGATGAAGTTGTATGACCATTATAAAGGAGTTAAATAATGATATTTCTTGTATCTTTAATTCCAGAAAGTTATGCACAACGTGAGATGCAATATACAAGAGACTTTTTAAATCGTCATTGTAAAAGGCCCGTAGCAAGATGTCTAACTAAGTTAGATGAACTTCAATTGTTGCAATATGACAGAGACGATTACTTTGTAATTGCCGATTATAAAGCACATCCATATTACTTTCAAAATAAAGATAAGTTTGAAGCATGGTCAGAAGTTATTGAAAAATTGCCGAAAGACCAAATTGTAGTATGGCTTGGTGATGCAAGATTTAGAGTTTATTGGGATGATGTTTATCAAGCGATAGGAAGTTATGACAGTACATTTAACAAGTATGACAGTCGTAGAATGAAAGGATTTCATAATTGTTTTTATACTGAGCACAATACAATAAGTGATGATTTAGTTCCTATGACTTGGAAAGATATGTTGCGTGAATTAAAGTATAATTATTCATTATCCGAAACACAATGTTATCCTGGTGAAATAACTATCCAAGAAAAAAAGTTTGATTTAACTTATATAATGTATGGTACTATTAAGCATAGACAATCACACTTGGATTGGTTAAGATATTTAACAGTTCCAATTATCGTTGGAAATTGGAATGAGCGCACAGAAGCAAAGGTTGTAGATTTTGTAGATTATAAGCATAAACACAAACATCCAGTTACTTATCGCAATATAAAAGTATTTGGTAAAGATTGGATAGAACTTGTATCACAAGCAAGATATACAATAATTGCAGACGACGATTATTCTGAGTTTCCTGCAATGTTATCGGCAAGGTTTTGGGAGGCAATAAGAGGTGAATGTATTCCTCTTATATATGAACCAAAAGACCCTAATAGGAATATTTACAAGGGATTTGATTGTTTGCAATCTTGTTGTTACTTTAATAATGCAGAGGACTTGCAAAGAATACTATCAGTTAAACCAATGTATCACGGCTGTATCAAAGATATGATTGATATGCAAAAACAAATTTATTTTGGGGAGGACAAACATGTTAGTGTGGCTCGAAGGGGCGGATGGCAGCGGCAAGACAAGCCTACTAAATACTCTTAAAGAGTATGGTTACAATAGTATTCAGTCACCGCCGAGGTTAGACTGCAAGACAGCAGAGTATGATGCTATGAAAGCATTGTGCGATAAAGGACGAACTACAAACAAAACTGTTCTTGTAGACAGAGGTCCTATGACCGAATTTGTATATCGTATTGTAGACCAAGAAAACAGTTATATAACGTCTGTTGAAAGTTATATTGATTTGATTAAAGGTTCGAAAGTAATTTACTGTTATAACAAAAATGCTTTTGCAAATGCTATGAAACGTGGCGAAGATAACATTGTAGATGTAGCAGTACATAGACAAATTGTAAATACATATGAACATCATTTGTATATGTTAAAACAATTTTGTAAGGATGTGGGCTTCATGTTGTACAATTGGGAAGTGCACAATATTATTGATGTGCTAAAATTTATAAATAATTAGTTGGAGGTGTCAAATGGAATTTGATACATTTTTAACTCACGACATAGACTTATATTTTGGTAAGCCTAAGTCTGGTAAGACACTTATAGCAGGCAGTTATCCTAAACCTTTGCTTTATGTGTCTGTTGGTAATGACGGCGGTGGACGAGTACTTCTTACAGGTTTCAGAGAAGATATTGAAAAAGGTTTAATTAAAGTTAAAAATCTTAGCAATGATATGCCTGTTAACGGCAAAATAAACAAGACATCCATTGAGAAACTTGCAGAATTACTTCGTGAATTGCGTAAAGCAGATGCTCCTAAATTTAAAACAATTGTTGTTGATACAATTGGAGCATTACAAGATGATTATGTAGCATATATGGAATTTATGAAAGGCAAAAAACTTTCTACACAAGAATGGGGAGATGTTTCCAAAATGGTACTTAACATTAAGGATAATATGAAACGATTCTCACAAGAAAATGCTACAAAATTTGTGTGGGTATCTCACGTTAAAGAAATTGAGATGTACGAAACAAGTGGTCTTAATCAAGAATTGCGTATGATACCTGACCTTACTAAAAACTCGGCAACCAAGTATATGAAGGATGCGTCCAATATTTTTTATTGCTGTAGGAAAACAGTATATAATGAAAAAGGCGAAAAGACAGTAAAGTTTTTAGTCTATGTTGGTCCACATCCTTTGATGGATACGGGTACAAGAGATATAAGATTGCAGGAAGGCGCTTTTATAGAAAACTTTAACTACGATAAGTGGCAACAATTGGTCAAGGCTCAAAGACTCGATGGAACGGAAGTGGTTGTACCGGAAATCAAAGAGAGCGAAGAAGAAAAAACGGAGGAGTAATTAACCATGGTTGAAAAATTTAGCGATTATGAAGGTGGCGGTTTTCTTAGCAAAGAAGGAACTTTTGTGTTCACGGTAGATGAGGCAGAACTTACTGAAAGCAAAAAGGGCGATCCGATGTGGAAATTTACAATGAAATGCAAAGAAGGTACTACAAATGTGTGGCATTCTCTTGTAAAACAAGCGAGATGGTCGTTTAACAATCTTATTAAAGCATGTCTTAAACTTGATACTGAGGAAAAGATTGAAGCATTCGAGTGTGATTATGAACAGATCGGTAATCAACTTGTAGGTAAACAGTTTACTGCAACAGTTGTCAAAGACACTTATCAGAAAGAAACTAAAATTCCTTTGGATGATGGTACTTTTCAAGATGGTGTTGAAGAAAAAATTAGTTACAAGATTAATACTATGACATATGATTTTGCATAATTAACTTACACTACCCGTAACCAAGTCTTTCCGGCTGACTATAAATGCCGGATATATGCCAGTTTAGCTCAGTAGGTAGAGCAGCTGCCTTGTAATCAGCAGGTCGTCAGTTCAAGTCTGACAACTGGCTCCAGAACTAAGTGGAAAGAATAAATAAAATCAAACTTTCGGTAGAACACTTAGTTTAGTGGGAGTTCTAACACCTCTCCCACTTTATTGGCGATTAGCGTAATGGTAGCGCAACAGACTTTGACTCTGTAAGTACATGTTCAACTCATATATCGCCAGCCACTTCCAAAAAGATTTGCACAATCTTGGAGCCGTAACTACTTCGGTTAAAGTAGCTTGTTGACCCGGTGCAAATATTGTTAAATGCGGGCTCTGATTAGAGTTCCCAGCCGGGAAGATTATTACTTGTTGTATTACAAGTTTAAATATAGGAGGTAACTATGACTGAAAAGGAAAGCGCTTTACAACGAGCATGCCAACGAATTATAAGGCAGTATGGCGGTTATGTGTTTAAAAACAATGGCAACATTTTTACTGAAAAAGGTAGACCTGACCTTGTTGCTTGTGTCAAAGGCAAATTCGTAGGAATAGAGTTGAAACGAGAAAACCATTTGAGTGAAGTTTCAGAGGCACAGAAAATTGTAGGTAAACAAATAAAAGCAGCAGGAGGTATTTGGATTGCTACTGACGATGCGAATATTGTAGAAGCTCTTATGATTAAACTTACAGGAGACGAAAATGTTATATAACGAGTATCTACAAAATAGAAAATATTATCAGTTAATAGGGCGTGATTTCTTACTTGAAATGAAACACGCCTGTTTGTTTTATAAGCCAGGTAAAGGTAAAACATATCCTTGTGTAGAGGCAGCACGAGCAATAGACGAGAGTATGAATGGTAAAGCAAGAGTACTTATATTGTCTACTGCCGATGCAGTTACAAAGATGTGGATGAGTGAAATTGTACCTCAGCATATATTGCCTAAACATACTTCAATTATTACTTTTACAAAAGCAATACAAGATGCTATGAGAACTGTATTATTACAAACAAAATTTGATATAATAATTGTAGACGAATCGCACAAGATTAAGTCACACAGTTCTAAAATAAGTAAACTTGTATATTTGTTGACAAAGAAAGTTCCTTACGCATGGGCCTTATCTGGAACACCTCGTGGCAACAATGACTTGGATATATTTTGTCAGTTTCACAATATGAATATATCTAAGTGGGGAAGTATTAGTTATACACAATTTGTAGATACTTGTTGTGATGTTGACAAACAATTCCTAAGAGGTATGATGATAAAGAAACCTATAGGAATAAATGACAAGTATAAAGCAGGTTGGGAACGAAATATTGTAATGTATACACAACGTGTAGATTACGAGGAAGATGATAATATGCCTCCTTGTACAATAGAACAAGTATCTATTCCGTTTAAGCCATCAAAAGAATATTTACTTGCAAAACAAGGTGTTATAGATACTCCCGATTATATTACTACACTTACAAAATTAAGTGTAACAATGAAGTTACAACAACTGGCAAACGGATTTATGTATTTGCCCAACCCTGTTGATGATACTAAACGAATTGTATTAGATATTCAACCTAACAATAAACTTGAATGGTTAACTAACAATTTGTCAAATGAGCCTACATTGCTTGTATATAAGTTTGAACACGATTACAACAGTATTGCAAAACATCTTACGAATATTGGTAAAAGTTGGACAGAAGATATTGAGCAGTTTAAGAAAGGAAAACACAATGTTCTTATACTTAACTGTGCAAGATGTGAGTCATTTAATTTACAAATGTGTGCAAATGTTATATTTTACACTATGGATTATTCTTATATTATGTATGAACAGATGATGCGTCGAGTTCACAGAATGGGCCAAGATAAACCAGTTAGTGTAAAAATACTTATTGCAGAAGGCACAGTTGAAAATCAAGTATGGGGTGCAGTACAAAATAAACAAACATTGTCAGATATGTTTTATGCTATTAAGGAGAGTGTTAGATGAACGAACAACTTGCAAGACTTAATAAACAATATCCAGGCAGTAAATATGCTTTAATTCCAAAGTATGACCCACTTGCTTGGGAAAACAAAAAGTATGACAGTCACTTAGATTTTAAAGCAGCATTAAACAGATGGAAATCTAATCCGTTAAACTACGAAGAAGCACAAAAAGCTGCTGAGGAGGGATATAGAATCGGTTGGATTGTACCAAGAGGGTATGTAATTGTAGACGTAGACAATGTTGATGATGAGTATGCACAAGATTGTATTGAAAAACTTTTAACAAAATGGGAAGTAAGTTATTCATATAACTATACATCTCGTGGCATACATATTTTGTTAAAAGACCCAAGCAATTCTATTAAAAGTAACTCACGACAAAAATGTGGTCTTAACATTGTAATTGATACACGGGCAAACGAAACAGGCTATATCATACTTCCAATAAATGATCCGCATAGACAATGGGGTAAATGGAAAGATGCTGTAGAAGATATTCCATATTTTTTAAAGCCATTGTTAAATGACAATACACCATCGTTTATTGGAATGATGGACGGTGATGGCCGTAACTCTGCATTGTTTAAATGGAGAACAAGACTTGAACAATGCCACAAGTTAAATGACGAAGAAATTGAAAAGTGTATTCGTATTATAAATGAATACGAGTTTGAAACACCAATGGCCAATAGCGAACTGTATAAAACAGTGTTACGACAAAAAGAACCCGTTAAACAACCTGTTGACCCAAAAGAAAAGATGAACTATTATAACAAAATAGCCGAAGAACTTTGTGATAAGTTTGACTTAATTGCACAAGGAGATAGGTTATTTAAGTTTAATGGTGTTTATTATAAACCTTTGTCATTGATAGAGTCGGAACAACTTATTCACTTTGAAGTAAGTAAAAATCTTAGTCGTGCAGCAAGAACAGAAATACTTAACTTTATTCGTGTAAAACAAAATATATCATCCGAGGAAATAAACAAAGACTGGTATAAAATTGCTTGTAAGAACGGAGTTATAAATCTTGTAACTGGCGAATTACAAATGCCGTCAAAGAATGACTTAAACACTATTTATATTCCTTGGAATTATAATGGTGACCCACCTTATTCGCCGCGTATTGACCAATTTATGAAAGACATAAGCAATGGCGATCCGATAAAGATGATGTTTTTGTATCAAATAGCAGGGTATACTTTGTTAAAAAACAATTTGTTTAGCAAGTTTTTTATATTTCGTGGTGAAGGCGGAACTGGTAAATCTACATTCACAAACTTAATTTCTAAAATGTTAGGTGATGCAAATTGTTCGCATGTAGCGTTAAACGAATTTGACAAAGATTATCACTTAGCATCTACTTGTGGTAAACTTGCAAATATAGACGATGATGTTATGGACAATCGCCCTCTTGAATACACAGGCAAATTCAAGTCTATTGTATCTGGTGAAAAGATACTTGTTAGACAGATATATGCTGAACCAATGGAATTTACATCATTTACAACATTGATGTTTTCTTGTAATAAGTTACCAAAAATTATGGATAAAACAACTGGTTTGTATCGTAGAATGGTATTGATTGAGTTAAATCACAAAGTACAAAATCCAGATTTGTTGTTTATGGAAAGAGTAACTGAACAAGATATGGAATACTTTTTATTTAAATGTGTAGCTGCTATTAAAATTGCTTTGGAGGAAGGAAGATTTCGTATTGTACAAAGCGAACAAGCATTGTTGGATGTATTTAGACGCAGACAAAGTCCTTTAATTGAATGGCTGTATGAGTACAATTATTGTTTAGGTGATTTTCATAATAAGCGCTGTATGACATTGTATAAACAATTTAAAGAGTGGCTTGATAACAATGGATACAAAGGACAAATGTCAATGTTCACTTTCAAAGAAGAGTTGACAGCATTGTTTGATTTGGATGTTGCATTTACAACCTTAAATGAAAACGAATCACCTACACAATGTTTTATTAAACGAGGTGACTTTGACCCAGAGTATAGACCTTATTAAGGAGTAGTTATGAAATTAAGATTTTTTGACTTTGAGGTATATCCTCATTGGTGGTGTTGCACATTTGGCGATTATCCAGATGATGGTGAACTTAATGAACAAATGAAAGATAACTTTGTAGTAGTCCGGTCTGACGAGCCTAATTCTCGCGATCGGCTTTTACAATATTTGCGAGAAGATGGATATGTACTTACAGGGTACAATATAAAAGGTTACGACTTGATTATAGCAAATGCAATTTATCAAGGATTTACACCAGAACAAGTTCGTTGTATAAATGATATTATAATTGTGCCTCGCGACCAATTTAAGTCAAAGGAACATATAAGATTGGCATCGTTTGCAAAAAAGAAAATGCGGCTTAAAGCATATAACGAATTGATGGACGATGCAAATGGCGGAAGTCTTAAAGATTGTGAAGCAATTATGGGATTAGACATTCGTGAAACGGAAGTTCCATTTGACAAAGAAGATTTGACAGCAGAAGATATAGACAGCATCATATATTATAACAAACACGATGTTTATGCGTCAATGTATTATCATAAAAATATTAAGTATGATTATACACTTGGTAAACTTGCTGTTGGCAGAGTATTTAATATTCCAGAGGAAGATTGCTACAAAAATACAAATGCTAATCTTTGTGCAAAAGTACTTGATGCACATTATACGACATTTGCGGATGAATTAAGGTCAGATGTTGTATTGCCAAGTAGCATAAGAGAATATGTTTATGATAGTATACCCAACAAAATTGTAGACGAGATATTATGTAATCCATACACATTTGACAAAGATGGTAAACCTTCTGCAAGAACTCTGACATTCCGATTATTTGACAACGATGTTACATTTGGTAATGGCGGACTTCATTCTATATATTGTAATAACTTGTATGTAGAAAGTAACGAAGAATGGGCTTTAATAAATGCCGATGTCGGTTCGTTTTATCCAGCAATAATGTTGAACTTTAATTGTTTATCACGAGCAATTAAAGATAAAGAAAAGTATCGTTGGATTAGAGATACTCGTATTGCATTAAAACACAAAGACAATAAAACAAAGGAAGAGAAAGAGCAAGTATCAGTGTTCAAACTTATTCTTAACACTGTGTTTGGTGCATCTGGTAACAGGTATCTTCCTTTGTATGATAAGTACATGTGTCTTACAACTTGTAGATTGGGACAAATTATTCTTGCGTCGCTTGGTTGCCAATTGTATAAACATATTCCAGATTTAAAAGTTATACAAACAAATACTGATGGTATTATGTTTTATATCAAACGAAAGTATCTTGATAAAATGCATAGTATTTGTGATAAATTTATGCAAGTTATGAATATGGAATTGGAGTTCGACGAAGAGCATCGTATATGGCAAAGAGATGTTAATAATTACTTGTTAACAAAAGCAAGTTGGGATGGCGTATTAGATTGGAATAAAAACTTGCGATATGGCGACCATATAAAACTATGCGGTGAGTGGTTGCAATATACTTGGAAACGACCCGGCTATCCTAACATAGGTACTCTCGGTGGATATGCAGCATCGAAAGCAGCTATTGAATATTTGTTGTTAGGTTCTAACATTGTTAAATCTATTGTAAATAATAAAAATGTAGAAGACTTTTGTATATTTTGTAAAAAAGGTCCCACATTCAGAACAGTTGTACAAAGATACAATGACGGTACAGAAGTAGAACTTACAAGAGCAAACAGAGTAGTTGCTGTGACAGACAATAGATATGGCAAATTGTACAAAATTAAGTATAGGAATGGTGTTCCATCTTATAACAGCTTTCCTAATCTGCCGGATAATTGTAAAGTCGTTAATGAAGATTTAGGAACAATAGATATTAAAGCACTTAAAAAAGAGATTGATTTTATGCATTACATAACTGATGCAGCAGAGTTATTGGAAATTGATTGGGTCAACGTGTTTGGTGACAAAATCAATAATTTTAAATATGATAATGATTGAAAATCAATCCAGGATTATTTTAATATATCATAGGGTGACGAAATATATTCGGTCAATAATATATTCGACCAAATAAAATTCATCTCTATGATATATTAAAATGAATGAAAAGGAGAAAATTATGATACAAATACACACTGATACATTCATACCATATGAGTTATCTGCAATAGAAACATATAACTATATTATACAAAGATGTTTATCGGTTAAAGGTTCGTTAAAGTTCCTTGAAATGACAAACGAGCACCTCTATGTGAGATGCCCGTTTGCTGGTGACTACCTTGAACTGGTAGGACCTATGGAGGAGTTAATGTGGGTGCACGAAAGATTAGTGAGAAACAAATGGTATAGGATTAAATAAATCCTTTTAACTTATTTGTTTGTTTAAACACATTTAGTGTTATACCCATCTTTCGTAATTCTTCCCACTCTTTATTGGTAGCATAATATTTGCCACCACCTTTAGTGTAAACATAAATCTTAGCAATCTTAGCGTTATCGGTCATTATTTTCTCGATAGCGCTTTTTCTTTGCTCTGTTGACATTTGCGAATATCGTAACTCTTTACGAGAACCGTTCGGAATATCCACTGATACAAGTATTTGGTCATTATACAATTTGTTCAAATCCGAATTGTTTAATTCGCCGTACTTCTCATTAAGGATTTGTTTGTCTTTATTACTAAGTTCGCCAATGTCAGTGTATCTGCCTGTTAATTCTGTTTTCTTAACACCATTTGCAATAGCCTGTTTTTCTACTTCGCTTATTTCATAAGCCTGTAACTTAATAGGACTCATGCGATTTATTAAGTCAAGTATGAACGGCACCTTGTACTTTGTTTTTACTTTACCTGTATAAGGGTCAACCCTTTTAGGAAAAGCATATGCTATACCTGGTATTGCATTTACTACAAAACTTTCAAGGTTATACAATATACCAGAACTGTATTTCACTTTGTGATTATACAATAGACTATTGAAAGTTTTAAGTATGTTAGGTACAAATGTGTTAAGACTTTCCATCGGTTGTGCAATTAACCAGTCAAATAGTGTATCGGCGTATTGGAACATATTGAATAAATCAGCAAAGAAACTATCTTGCATAGCCACATCGAATGTGTTACCGATTGCTTTCCATAAGCGTTTAAATCCATCTTGCGACTTATCAGTTAATCCACCTATTAAAGCTGCACCCATCAACAACCCTGATGTTCCGAATAAATTGCTAATATCTACTTTAACATCGCCTATGCTAATCTTAACAGCACCATCATCGTCGTCAATACCCATTACGCCTGCTGCACCAAGTAAAGCACCTATAATTAAACCAACAGTACCAATAGCACCTTTACCAATGTTACGTTTTGTAATGTACTCTGCAAATCTACTACTCGGTGCTTGGTCGCCCTCTTGTCTAATTTTGTCCATTTTAGCAATTGTCTTTTCAAGTCTTGCAAAATCTACAACTGCTTTAACAAGGCCTATAGGTGTATAATTTAAACCTTCTACAAACCAGTTCCAACCAGCAGACGCAAAAGGTAAAAATTGTTTCCAAGCAAAATAACCAGCAGTGCCACCTTTACGACGAATAACTTCTTCAAGTGCATTAAACATATTAGGCTTATGCATATAATCCCATGCAGCCATTGTATATGCTTCTGCAAAAGTATTCATTACTTGGTTACTTAAACCTTCATTTAAGTTAACATTATCTTCTGTTAACATTTTGCCAAAGTATCTCAAAGTTCTTTTGTTTATCCAAGGGTCGTCTGACAATACCTTGAACAACAATTCAGAAACTTTATTCATACCTTTGCTTTTAAAATTGTTACGATTAAAAATTTCTGTTTCAACTTTATTACGAATTAACGATACAATAATGTCTTGGCTGTCCATGTTTTTGGATTTGCGAATATCATATTTGCTAACTCCATCCGATATGAGTGCCATTAAACCATTATCTACAAAATTTGCTTTCACCCAGGCTGCAGTAGCATTTGATACTTGTGTGCCGGTTATTTTATATTGTCCTTCCTTATGTTTCTTACCAGTAAACAAGTTACCAATAATGCCGCTGACATCATTACCAACACTAACAAGGTTGTTTGATACAATGTTGCGTATCCAAGTACCAGGAGAAGACAACATCGCCATACGCTGAAATTTCCACATAGCATCCAATGCTTGATTAACTTTGCCTTCATTTCCTTTTTTGGCTAAGAATGCTTTTAAGCCGTTTTCATACATTGTATGCATTTGGTTTTCAATCTTTTTAACATCGTTTGTTTTAACAACTTTTATTAAGTTTTCAATGTCAGCCTCTCTAAACTCAATACCAGATTTACGAGCCGCGGATTGAAGTATTTTCTTCTGCGGATTTATTTTTTCCAATATAGAACGAAACGCTGCAAGTTGCGTACCAGCATCAGACGCAACCGATTGTATCATATTGCTAAGCCTTGCAAGAGTTTCACCACTCATATGCATTAAACCTTGCTGGCCCTGTTCATACAAATAACCAAGCATATACAATTTAAACGCATTAAACTTACGAATGTCTTCGGTATTGATTTTACCTACAAACATCATATTTTGATAGAAGTCAATAATGCTTGTAGCATCTTCACTTGTTAATTGCATAAGTCTATCAGCATTTTGCTCATAAAACTTAGTTGCATTCATCTGCATATGAACTTCATCTTCGCCGCTAAGGAACTTAACATCAGTCTTTCTAAAAGTTTCAAACGTGGTATCAAGTATTGCTCTTAATTCGCTCGGTATTTCTACATCACTTGCAATGTCAAATTCATAGCCACTTACTTTAAGTTGTCTTTCTTTTGTAACTTGTTCACCAGACGCAATTGCTTTAAGTCTTTCTTTTTCGTACTTCTTTTTAAATCTATCTAAACTTTTTACAATTGCCTCAGCAGTTTTGCTTGTATATGCACCTAATTTAACATCTGAACTTATCTTACGAAGTTGTTCTCTTAATGTTTGTAACTCTTTATCAGATTTACCAACATACAATTCTCTACGAACTTTAATATCTTCGTTGAACAAATCTGAATGTGCTTCATAAAACTTCTTAGCCTCGTTAGGCGATAAGTTTCTTTTAATTGTAGAATTAAGACTATATATTGAACTAAGATAGTTTCTACGAGGTGTTTTTACAATAGGTGTAGCCTCACCTTTTAACTCTTTGTCCAATTCTGTTTTAGACATTGCATGTCCTACGACATCGCCTAATTGCAATTTTGTATACATATTAAGTAACATATCATCAGACAAATTCCTAACACTCTGTATAAGTTCTTTCTTATTTACTTTTATACCTTTTTCGCGAAGTATGTCGGCAGTATAATGTAAAATTTGGTTCATCATTTCCTTTCTGTCAAGATTGGATAATGTTTCATTAAACGCTTCCAGTGAACTTTCATCTACAATAGTGTCTTGAATTGTAGTATTACTATCACCGCCTTTTTTGTTAGCAATATTTTGGTCTAAGCTTACATTGACTTTTTCACCGGGTAAATTCCAACCGTTAATTGCAAGGAATTTACTTATTGCACCAATATAGCCAAGTGATTGCACTGTGCCATCAAAGTACTTCATAAACATAACTCGCATTGCTTTATGATTTATAAGTAACGGCTGACCTCTGTAAGTTTCATATCTGTTGCGAATTGTTTCATATTGCTTTTTAAGTTTAGGGTCTTGCATTACAACTTCATTTATACGCTTAACAGTATCACTTGTAAGTCTATCATATATTAAGTCAGTTAAGCCATGAGCGCGAAGTACGCCACGCAATGCATAGTAATTAGCAATTTTGTAATCAACATATTTTTCCATTTGCTCAAATGACTTGATGTCTTCGTTTTGGAAATAACATTGATTTATTAAGTTGAATGTATATTTGTTAATACTATCTGCATTACGAAAATAATCCATTACTTTTGTTTGAGTTAAAGTACCAGCCTCATTGCCACCAATCATATCCCACAATTCTGGAGCAAGTCTATTGGGGTCAGCCTTTATTACAAATTCTTGTGTACTCTTACTCATTTGTATAGGGCGACCCTTTTTAATAAAGTGCTCTAAATTAGTACCTTCAGCATCCTTATTAGCAACATAAGTATCGTGCTCATAAGTATATTTGTATCTAACATTTCCATCCTTACCAATGGGATTATCTCGGTCAGTACGAGTAATATACTTATATTGTCCAGGCTGTTTTGCCATACTCATGCGAGCTGCATTTGCTTGACGAATTATGTTTTGTAACAATTTGCGAGCATCCACAATACCGTCACTACTTGAATAAGCCCCAGAAGGAACATGTTCAATTTCAATCTGTGCGCCGTTTGCAAGTGCATCATTTACAAAGTCAATTAACGACTCTCTTTGGTCAATAGACAGTGTACTGTTAATTCGTATAGACAATGAATTAAAGAAGTTGCGACCAAATCTGCCGTTTATTGCAATTTCAACTAATCGTCTGTTGTATGCGTCAACATACTTTTGATTAAATTGTTTTTCTGCTGCCTTTTGGAAATCAAGGTGAGTCCAATACTCAGAGTTAAAACCAATTGTCCCATCTGGTAAAATTAAGCCCATTAACGAGTTAGGTTGCATTTCAGTAAGATTGCGACGATAATAAGTATTAACTTTATCCATACCGGGTATATCAAGTATGTTTTTATTTGGAGCCATTTGTGCAGAGGATATATTATTTGCTTGTTTATTTGCACGGCGAATATCTTCTGCGGCCTTAACCATATCTTTACCGCTATGATAATTAGTAGAATTTATATTAGCATCCACATTGTCAAATATCACATATTCGTCACGGTCTAACAATTTGTCAATAGTATTAATCACTGCAGCACGCTGTTTAGCAGTTAAATCATTTATACCAACTCTAATATTATATGCAGTACTATCACCATAATCAAAATAACCAATTTGTACAATATTATCTGCCCATTGTTCAGTGGCATCTACACCTACAGCTTGTTCTGCAATATTGTATATATCGCTATGATTATCTGCTATATTAGAAAACAATATTTCGCCATCACGAGTTATAATACCAGTTTTATAATCAGGTACTTCTGCCCAAGGTTTTACAATAGAAGAAATTGCACTTCTTATCTTACGCTCTATATCAGCAGATACATTATAATCACTTATCGACATCTGTTTAGATGCTACATCATAATGATTACCCCAAGGTGTAGTAATATTAACACTGCCATTGTTATTGTATTTTACGATTGTAGGATAAAAGTCATTAACATCCCACTGATTTTCAACACCATACGCTTGCGTCTCACCAGTTGTATCGTAAATAAAACGTTCAGCAATATCATACATTGTGTCAATATCTTTTACACCTTTGAACAAGTCAGGTCTATGGCGTTTAATATCGTTTACAATATCCTTTTTCTGTTTAGCAGTTAAATTGCTATTTGTAAGCCAATCATATGCTAACCCACCATTCAAGTTATTTTCAACCTGTATAGCATGTTGCAACTCATGGGCTAATGCAAATGATACTTCCGTAGGAGTATCTCGTGCAATATAAATAATATTGTTAACAGGGTCGTATTCGCTGTATCTACCGAGCATTACAATTGTATCATTCAAACGACCAGTTATATATGCTTTATCAACATACACTGACAACGACTTTCCTTCTTCGTTAATATCATCTATTGTATAAGACTTACTTTTAAAAGCTTCATACATAGGCTTAACATTTACAAATTGAAACGTACCATCTGTGGTTGCTACAATAGATGTTTCACCTTTACTTTTGTTTAACAATTGGTCGCGTAAATACAAGAATGTTACTTCTGGATTAGCCTCAACGTGATATTTACTTTTAATATCATTACGAGTAGACTCGCTTAAATACAATGGATTGTAAATAACATCTGTAACAGTTATATTTGCTCTTGATACTGCATCAATTTTAGGATTTAACAAATTTGATATATAACTTTGACTCGTTAAATCCGGCATTACAAGATAACGGTCTTTATTACCTTTATTAAAATATATGTTTTCTCTTTCACTACTGAATTTTTTGTAACCATACTGATTTAAGTCGCCAATATATGCAAGTGATACTTTGCCATTTACAATTGTGAAATCCCAGCGATAATTTGTAAATGCTTTAAACATATCCCTGCGATAAGCAAGAACTGTTTCTGGGTCTACTGTTCCATTATTTGTGATAATTGTTTTATAAATATCCGAGTCAGTAGCAGGCATATCAGTAACAGTAGTAATAGTTAAGCCACTATCTTGCAAATAATTGTTGAACAAATTATTTTGTATACTTGTAGTAGGCATATAAGTTTTGCCGTCATACGGTGAGTTATACACATTACGATAAAATGTTTCTAACTCTTTCATACCAGATGCTCTTATAATACTGTTTTCACTTTTAATTTTATCAAGTATAGCACCCTTTATATCTTGACTTGCCGGCATAGAGTTAATACGAGCAGCTAATGCAGTTAAATCAGTGGATGTAGGTCCATCATTTATAACTCTATTTCGTAAGTCTTTTCCATAACGCTGTTCTTTAATTCTTTCAATTGTGTTTGTCCCTTTGTACAATGATACAACTTCTGACAAATCTGCTTCTTGCTGATATACAAGATATATACCCAAGTTAACTCTTAATGCATTAAGTGCAGACTTCATACGTTGTTTAAACATATCATCTTTGGGCGACTTACTTGTAGCAGTATTTATAGTATCTTGTAAATGCGCCATCAACAAATAAATGTCTCTGTTTGCTATACCCAACAAAACTTTTTGGAAATTGCTGTTGAAGAACAAGTTATAAGTAGCAGTTTCAATAGTGGCATTTGACTCGCCGGATACTCGCTTATAAATATCAAGTACATTGTTTAATACCGGCGCCAACTTTGTAGATTTAGTAGTATTTTGTACAAGGTCTTGCTCTGCACGAGTTTTAAGAATAATATTACCATCAGCATTTTTAGCATATTCAATAGGTACAAACAATGTTTTGTTAAGTTGTACAACAGTATTGCCATCTGTTGTTAATACAATTCTTTGTACATTTGGATCAGCTTTATAAATATGCTTAATAGTTTCAAGTGACGCTTTTACATCCTCATCTGTTATACTATCTAAATCAGTATCACTATCTACAACGGCCTTGATGTCAGACATCTGGGCTTTTTTCATGTCCTCAGCAATTGTGTTTGCAGTAAAGTCTTTACGAAGATCGTCAAAACGAACCATTATGCCTTCTGCAAAACGCGTTAACTGATAGTCGTCCATTTGTTTAAAGCCGCCAAGTTTTTCAAACAACTGCTGTGCTTTGTTAAAACGCTCTTCGCCCATAGCATTGTATACTTTAGATATGACACTGAAATTAGCATACAATTGACCTGTTAAATTACGCTTAGTATCTATGTCAATTTTCTTATCGCTAATAATTTCGTTATATTGCGACATCATATCTGACATGACACGTTTAAATTCATATTTTGCTAAGAAGTTCATCTTAGGGTCAACATTAGATTTTCTGTTTACAAAATCGCTAATACCAGAACGAGCTACAGAGAACGAGCTACTTACAACAGAGGATAACGCACCGATAATAAATGCGTCTGCAAAATGGGACAAACTCCAATCGTTATAATTGTTAAACTGTTGTTTATGCAAACCGAAGAACGAGTTAATAGACTGCGTTGCCACATCTTGTAAAACTTCTTCAATACCTTCATGCCAAGCATCCATCAATATACGGCTAACGGCGCTAGTTCCACTAATGCTTGTAGCTGCTTTTGCAGTGCTGCCAAATACCACATTATCAAGAATAGAAGAACCGAGCAAATGATTGAGTCCCTTTTGTACAGCCCATTCAGCAGTAGTACGTAAACCTGCATTTAACATTAACTCAGTAGTAGGAACAGTACTCATACGAGGGTCCATAACCATCTCGTTCATTGTATTACCGAACATACCACCAAAATATATAGCAGACGCCAATGGTGCTAATGTTCCACCACTCGCAATGCTTATTGCTGCTGCAGGCAAGTATTGACCAATGCTATCTACAATACTTAAAATATATTTTCCTATACCTACATAATTACCGTCCAAATCTACAATTGGGGATACTGATTTTTCCCAATCAAGTATCTCATCCTTGAAACCCATTTTATCAAATATACGCCAGTTTAATGCATTATCCCAACTTCCTTCGTCAGGTGTTTCAAAACCTTCACGAACTTTATCTTCACCGATTATGCCACTTGCAATCATATTAACTGGTGTAGATAACAAAGTTAATGCACCATCGATAGCGTCTGCTACACTTACTACAAGATGGCCTGCTGCCCCACCAAGGCCATTAAGGAATTTCATAAAAGGATGAATGTTATCTTTTTCCTCTTGTGCAATTCGCAAATCATCTTGATACTTTAAATACTCCCCACGCTCTTTTAACAACTTCTTTGTATAATCATAATCCGACATTTTAAAAGTACGTTCTTCTTGTGTGCCTGTTGCTTCATTGTAAACTGTTTCGGTACGTTCAGTATCGGTGTTGGTTCTATCACCTTGCAACTCGTTTGCCATAAGTGTAAAACGTTCATCAGTACTCAAATAGTCGTAATTATAATCGTTTTTAATATCTTCGAAACTCGGTAATTTATTTGTATTTTCCATTACATACAAATAATTGTCTAACTCACCTCGTTTTGCAAATGTTTGCCAATCACTCTCACGATAAAAATCGTTGCGACTAAACCTTGAATGAGCTGCCTCATAAGGGTTAAAGTACTCGCCTAAGATTTGTAATTTTGCCATACATACTCCTTTGCCACTCTTCATGGCCAATTTGAAATATCATTATAATATAAGAGATTTATCCCGGTGCCAGGATAAATCTAATATATCATAGTGTCACAATAATATCTTTCTAATATAAATATTCAATAAAATTTTTCGATTGAAATAGATATATTAAAATCATCTATTTTGGAAATCAATCTCAATCTGACGTTTCTTTTTAAGATTATAATTGGTAAGTTGATTTAACATATTGGTATATGCTTCTCTTACTTCGGCAGTGTATTGTTTTTCATCAATGTCTTTTTGCTGCCGTTTATGAATAGCATTTGCAATAGAACCTAAACTTCCTACTATAAATCCAGCCAATGCTCCAGCAGCATTACCTATACCAGGTAATACACTACCAAGTGAAAATCCTAAGCCTGCTCCTGTGCCCATCAACATACCAGTTTCAGCAAGTGCTTCGCCTGTATATGTATCGTCCATTTTCTCGGAACGATTTAAGAAGTACTCAAATTGCTCAGTTAAATTATTTACATCAAGTCCAGCATCAGCAAGTTCACTCTCTAGGCCCAACTCTCTTACAAGAGTTACAGTTTCATCTACAAGGTCTTTGTAATCGGAGATTGTTTCAGTACCGGCTTTCTTATCTGCTAACTTATTAGCCGCATCATAGAACTTGTTATACAAACCGGATATTTGCTCTTCGTCCATTCCACCGTAGCGTTCTGCAAATGACCAATCATTATCATCTGCTGCCATACCTACCATTGTTCTAAACGAACCAGCATTAGTTCCTTCAAATGTATAATTGTAAGGATTATAAGTTTTAGACCAATTATACAAATCCTCATTTGTATCTAACAAATATTGACCCCAACTATAGCCGCCCTCAGTTGCAAGTGAATTTTCTAATTGGTCAAAATAATCCAAACCAGCAAGAGTCAAATTGCCATTTTCATCATACAATTCTGCTGCCATCTCTTCCTGAGTTTTAAGACGGCGTTCTTCAATACGATTACCTTCCTCGTCAAATTGTTCTTTGCCTTCTGCATCAAGTACTGGGTCATTTGTAATATAACGTTCCCAACGCATATCATCAAACAATTTATTTTCGCCGTTCTGATATTTTTGCCATAACTCTTCAAGATAGCCTCTATGAGCATTAGCATAATCAGCAGTATATTTTGCCTGTTCGTCAAACGCTTTTGTTATACTTTGTTCACCAGATGCGGCTGCACTCGCAATTTCTTGCTCGCCTTGCAACAATGAATTACGATACGAATTATAAGCATCTTGTAATGCCAATTCATTTTCACTAAGCAGTGTTTGTTTACCAGCACCAACATATGCACTATTTTGTATTGCATTTTTGTTTTGCAAATATGATGCATATGCTTGTGCTGTTACTTTGCTGTAGTCATTTACAAGTTGGTTCTCAGCTGCAAGTGCTTCATTAGCATTTTGTGACAACAATGACTGCCAAGTTTTACGATTGTTATAATCTCTGTTATTTTCCTCCATAAATCTTGCAGCATCTTGTTGTGTCATAACTGCTCCGTAACTTCTACCAATCTTAGCCATTATCTTACCCTCTCTGTAATTCTGTATTTTAATGCAACATCGGATGTTACAAATGCTTTAGGTTTATCATCAGTAGGGTCGTTTGATATCCTGAACTGGAACGCATTTGTTTTAATAAAGTTAACTCGTTTTATCAAACTTCCTAAAGCATCAATTTGATACTCAACAGTATCTGTTTCACTTAAATTATTTAAATTCCTATAATTTACAAAATTGAGTTTGTACCTAAGCGATGTTTCACTTTCAGTTGTAATAACTGTTAAACTACGAATATGCTTATAGTTATTAGGTGCATCAAAGTGTAATTTTTGACTTTCAAAATTCCAACTAAATGGATGTACACCATCATCAAACACTGTCTTATCATTAAAATCAAAGTACTCTAACTTTCGATTTTGTATAACAAGTAAATCTACACCATCAAATACAATTTTTGTAATAGGATATTTCAAATTCCACATCCACCAAGATGAAGTACGAATATCAAGTATCAGCATCGTTGTACTATCTTGTTTATACATAAACAGCCAATCTTTGTATTGATACAACTTTATTGGGCTTGTATTAAACTCGTCGTACTCTGTCATAATATTTTCAGTTAAATACGAATAAGTTTGTTCTGTTGATTGTACAAAGTCTTGATAATTAAGTGCACTCAATCCTTTAAGTGTAGTTACAAATATGTTAGAACCATCGTAAGATAACAACACATCTGCACCTTTTTTGTTACCAAGTACTAATTTAGTAGGTGTTAACAAATAAGCATCCTTGCCGCTGTCATATTGAAACTCATATACACTATCTTCAAGGAATACGCCTAACGATGTTTGATTAAATGTTACAAAAGCAGTAATATCATCTTCAAATGAGTTGTTATCTATTTCGGGGAAATAAATTTTACCATCTCGTTTGGACGACCAATACATTGTATTGTTAATACTTATAACATTTGATACAAAGTTGTATACAAGATTAGGTGTAAACAATTTATAGTGAGGTAACTCATTTCCTTCATCATCAGTAGGCCAAGTTGTTACATCAGCAGATATTGTACCTTCATAGTTACTAGTCCACAAGTACTTAGTACTTATATCATAATATATGATATTATTGTTGTCAACATATACTGGCCTATAATTAGAAGTAAAATTATCACTATTTTGCAGCAACGGAATATTATCATCTGCATAATGCAAATAATTATTACCTAATACATTAGGACCAACCGCCATCTTAGCATAAGTTAAATCAACACCGATGTCAGTATACAATGTCTTACTTAAATCAGGCGAATACGGTGCAGACTCACGAATTGCTTGTTGTTCCATAGCAGTATCAGGATTACTTGAAAAGTTATAACTAAATACATAATATGATTCCTCATGACCATTATAATGCGAACCACTTATGTTGAATGACTTATAACCATTCTTTTCAAACAACTTAAATGTAAATAAATCACCTTGTTTAGAGCCCATCATATCATAATTATAATATGACGACATATAGTACTCCGACGGATTTATTATAATCGGTTCACCGTCGCCATAATTTTCTAATATACCTATACGGTAAATAGGAGAATAAAATGCATTTGTATAACCATCACTGCCATAATACACTGGCTCAATGTCATATACAGGCGCATTGTTTCTAAATTGTATTATTACATCGGGTGTTCTAAATGTGCCGGGGCTGGATGGATTATAATTTGTATAACCTAATAAAGGACTGTTTATAATAGCATAATCCCAACTGCTGCTTCTAATATATCTTACTTTGCTTATTGCTTTGTTTGCAGCAATTGTAAACCCACCCGAATCTTTGCCAGTCATATTCCAAGTAGGAACAACACCAGTTTCAAGATATGCTTTAACTGTTACACCACTTGAAGTTGTATACATGTGTATCATCAACAACATAGGTGTATTAAGATTTTCTACTTTGTTCCAAGTATCTGCATTACTCCAACTTGTAAAACTATTGTAATAACGCTTTATATCACCGGTTACACTTATATACATCAATGCTGCACCCTTTTCGGGACTATGGCCAAATGGCAATATAGTAGCAGTAGGTTTTATATTTACAATTTCTGTATTGTTAAAAATATTTGAGTCGTTTACCGTATCTACCGGGGCATTAACTTTTTGTACCGGGGCATCATATTCTACAGCAGACCACACCATTGCACCAATACTATTTATACCACTATCTGCAATACTGCTAATATCCATATAATAAAATTTAAGCGCATCTGTATCTGCAATATATAACATATCGCCATCGTCGGATATTATAGGCGCCTTACAAGTAGCAGTAGGATATGGAATTGTATAGAAATTATTAGCGTCTACGCTAAACAATAAAAATGTATCATCATTATTGTATGCTACAATTCTACCAAATGTCGGGTCTACAAGAACAATATCTGCTGTAATATTACCTGCACGCTTTACAAATACTCGTTCATTATTTTTTACAAAAGGATTAACAGTAAAATGAGTATCTTCGTCAATGTCAATGGTTATATTTTTACCTATAAGCCCATCTGTATTTGTAGCCTGTGTAGAGTTAAACAAATAACGAGTAATAAAGCCATTAGTCAATATGTTAGGTGACTCATTTTCCTCAATCTGTGTACCATTTACAATAGAGGTTATAGGCAAATAAATCAAATCCTCTTTTGTAAACCAGTTCATGCCATTGGTTTCATAGTTCCAACTAAAACCAGTTAAGTCGTTGTCAGTAAATACAATGTATTTATCATCAAACCACATCACTTTTACATTTTCAGACGAGTCTACTACCCACATGCTACCGTGATATACAAATTGTAATGAATAACCACTACCATCAATAACATTGTAAAATACAATATTATTGACTTTAAACATATCTACAAGTTTATCACTACTGTGCAATAGATTAGATGCTTTTACAGGCGGCCGAGTAGACAATTGGTCGTCTTGGTCTACATACATATTGTTAACTTCATCAAATGTAGTTTGGTCAATGCCAACATAATTCTTATTAGTACAAAGACCTTTAAATTGCATAAAGTTAAAATACTTTTCATCAAGACTACCAACATTGACTGACAATGCATTTCGTCTTACTGTTCTTCCCATTACCAACCTCCGCCGATATGAATTGTTTTGTTATCATTGTAATCGTTCTCGTCAATTCTTGCAAGGAACATTTCATATTCGTTACGATAAATTTGTGATTTCTGTTCGTCGTCAATTTTAAAACATTGACTTGCAATATAAGATGGCAAACATTCCAACACATCATCTGGTGCATCAATTTCTACACTATCATCTGTTGTAGGTTCGAACTTAAACCATTTTGCTTTGTAAGCAATTCTATAATTTGCAGGTTTGCTAAATACAATTTGATTTCCGCCGTAGGTTTTATAACAATCATCATCGGCTTCGCACCAATCACTAAACATGTTTGTCATATAATTAGTATCGTCAGACCATGCAAAGAAATCCTTTGGAAAATTAGTAGGCTGACCAACATATGTGAATTGCTCATAATATTCCAACATTGCTATTTGTTGTGCATCGAGCTGTGTTCTATCACAAGGGGGATTAAACAAAAAGCCAATCTGATAATCGTCCGGCAATGAATATTTGCGTTTGAGCTCTCTTAATACTTGTTCACGATATCTTACACAAAATTCTGCATATGTCCTTTTGGGTTTAATAGCACTTGTAATTTGAGTAATTGCTTCATTTGCATAGAATGGAAACTTATTCATAAGTCCCATATCTATTGCTTGGTCTGCGGTAAAATCAAGTTTGGCCAAAGTAGCCTCTTTGATATAGCCCCAAGTATACATACCATCACCTCATAAAATTTATTTTTAGATGGCCTATACAACCATCATAATTCTAATTTTAATATATCATAGATGGCCATAAATATAATTCTTTAATATTCATATTAGGATTATTTATGACCATCTATGATATATTAAAATCATTCATTTTGTTATATGAAAAAGAGCCAGCCGGCTATTGCCGACCGGCTCTCTATCATTTGCCGTTAATTATATATTACGCCTCAGCCTTCGTAGTAACCGTACCGACAACCTGAACAGGTTTAACGATGGTTTCCAGAGTCGTGAGTTCAGTAAATGTATTAACATCGTTCCATTTACCGGTTGCTCCAGCAGGAGTTCCCAAGTAAACATAAGAGATACCTCTCCACGTTGCAACGTTAATATCGAAACGTTGACGACCGTCGTAGATAATACCCATTGGCCGTTTCTGTTCAATAACATTCAACGTAAGAGCGATACGTTCAGTCAATTCAAGACCATGGTTTTCAGCATTGTAAGATTTGTCAATGATGAGGAAACCGAGGCCGTTCTTAAACTGAGGAATATCATTCAAGTAAGGTGTGAACTGAACCGTTGCTGCTTGATAAGCAGGGTTCTTATACAAAGACTCACCCATCTTGAACATATCCATATCCAGCGCCGTAGCAAGAGCTGCTTTGAGGTGCGGATCGTTCGCACATACAATGGTCTTCGCCCCAAGAACGCCAGCATACTTGTTATTGTCGTCTTTCAAGTTTTCCATATTTGTGATAACTTGATTGATAACATCTGCAAGTTTAGCGATACGAGCAGGGTCGTCGCCAGTAATATCAAGGTCAGCATAGTATTTGTTAGACTGATAAGCTGCTTGAATTTCAGCCGCACTCATACCTTGACGTTTTACAATGGTGTGTTTATTGAAGAACAACGGGTTTTTAACGCCATCAATTTCACCATCGGTAGTATCGGCAGAAGTAAGTTTAAGTCTGGACTTACCATCTTTGCCATCGCCGCCCCAGTAAACTTCTTCACCAAAACCGCCGGACAACGCTGCCATACCATATTCTACAATGTCACCATTCCAACGTTTGATAAACGCATTGGCATCATCTTTGGCACGTCCGAGTTCTCTATCTTCCAACGTTTGCTGGGTAATGATAAAGGAACCCTGGAAAGTTCTGGTACGATACGTCGCTGCAAAACCTTCAGCAGTATTGAAGATAGGACCAACTGCATAGTCGTTAGTTTCTACAAATGCTTTGCTGAAACCAATAGACGATGTATAGGTCATTTGGAAACGGTCAATGCTGGAACGAGTATAAATCATATCCAGCGGGTTGCTTCTTTCCCAAGCCTCTTGCTGATTTTTAATCATCTCGTTAAGAGGTTCTCTAAGAATATTGTAGTCTGTACGAAGTTTCAATGCCTCGTCAATATTGATAATAACACCCATGTTGTGCCTCCTTATGCCGTAGCGACATCGTTGCCATCAGCATCAAGTACAACGTCATCGCGGTTAATAATCTTAAACAGTGCTACATGCTTCCAAGTGAGAGTAGTAGCATATCCGTTTTCAGTCTTGGGACCAGTGCTCGTTCCTGCCGTAGGAGCCGTCGCAACAGTTTGTTTGACCGTGGGGTCATAACGATAGTCACGGTTCTCAACCGGAACATGCCCATAACCAATAGTCTGGTCACTCTGTGCCACAATGTAATCTGCGTTAGCAAAAGTCGCTTTCTTCATATAACCACCAACAGTAGTCGTAGGAAGAGTAACCTGCACGCAGTCACCAACTTTAACATCACCTACGACATCGAGGTCCATATAAACTTCGCGTTGCAGGTAAGCGGTTCTAAATCCTGCCATAATTAAATCTCCTTAACTTTTTTGTTGAGCTCTTCCTCAGTTATTTGAGGATTAAATAACCTCCATACTGCTTTTTCTTCGTCAGTAAGAGGTCTTGTATTTGTAGGAGAAGGTGCTTGTCCTGCAGGATTTTGCAAATGTTCAGTAGTCGTTTTCGTAGTTTGCTTACGGGCTTTTATAATTAACTCTTCGCCATGTAATGCAATATATGATTTCTTTAACGAACCAGTCTGTTTCCAACTATCAAGTACATCTTTCGGTAGTTGGTCTAAGGAAGTGTAGTTCTCACCCGTCAGTTTATTGAGTTCTGCCAATTCCTTAGTTGCAAATTCTTGCATCTGCTTTTGTTTCAACTCTTCAAGTTCCTTCAAACGAGGGTCTTTACTAAGTCTTTCTTCGAGCAACTTCTCTACAATGGGTGAAACCTGCTCAGGGTCTAACCCGTTATCTTTAAGCAACTGTTGTTCTTTGGCTTTTTGCATTTCCTCGTAAGATGCATAACCAAGGTCAGTTGCCAACTTGTTACGCTCTTCTTTACGAGCCTTTTCAGTTGCCTCCTTCAAACGCTTTGCAAATGCTTTTGTCGTTTCACTCGGTTCATTCTTACCGGGTTCAGTAGGAGGAGTTTCGGGCTCTTGTTCATTAGTTGCCGGTGGCGTTTCCGACTCACCGCTGTCATTCATCAGAGCCGCCAATTCTTCTAATGACAGGGCGTTATCGCCTAAATTCATATTGTGAATGTCCTTTAACGTTTTTGTACGAGTTTCGGTCGTCACCCGTTTTGCAGTACAATAATAATCTATTATAAAAATAATTAAATTATTCCACTAAAGTTATGAAATTTCAATAACTCCAACATTTTTAGCAGCGTTATCAACTTGTTCAGTTACAACTTTTTGTTCTACAATTGTTTCAGATTTATCTGGAAACGGTTCTTCCTTTGGAGGTTGTTTGCGCCATTCTTCAAGCAATTCTGATACAACTTCTGCCGTTGACAATTTTATCTTAGCTGCTTTTGCGCCAGATAATGTACCGAAAAATAAACTTGTAAACAAGATTACAATATTGAGTATCAATGTTAAAAATGCGCTACTTAAATCTCCTTCTACAAAGTTTACTGTTACAGATGCTGCTAACAATGTTGATAACAAAGATGTTATAACTTTACGGATAGCGCCACCGACATGCTGATGTTCGGCTTGTTTTAAGTTTATTTTCATACTATCACTACTGCTTATATTAAGTACTGACAATACTTCTCTGGCTCGTTTTAAACCTGACTTAGGATACTTGTGATGTTTAACTTTATAGATTAACAATTTATGGTCGTGACCTTTGTAAGACTCATTTTCTATTTCCTCGATAGTGCGACCCGTTTCATCTACAACATCGTCTAACCATGCTTGTACATAATCCTTATTATATTGACGAATATAAGATTGCACTTCTGTTTGTTTCAATCCTTTCCTTGCAAAATAATAACGCCTATGTACACTGTATTTGTCGTTTGTAATATCAACCAACATTGACCGGTCATATTCAGCACGATGTCTACTTTCCCAAATTATAAAGTTTAACACTAATGCCACCATAGCAATTAGTGTTATGTTTTTAACAGACGGGTTGATATCAACATTTGTTACAAATGACAAATATGCCATAATACCAAGAGCTGCGAGGAACAACAGCGTTGTTCCCCACATCATTATCTTGGTTATTAACTTTTGAGTACTAAAATTAGTTATTTTCTTGTTCACTGGAGTCTTCCTCCTCATCTTCGTACACACCTGTTGTGTAACAAAGTGCTTTAAAAATCATACCGAATATTACAAACAAAAGTATAAATGTTGCTGCTCCCTTAAATGCTATTAGGCCATCTACAATAGCTGTTATGAATAAATACATTAACACCAATGTAAGTAATACTACAATTGCATTATAAGCATACAATATCAGTTTAGCCTTACGCCATTTTGCTTCTGTAAGCTTATCGTCACTTGCACCAACTGAATAATCGTGCTCACAAGCAAATGCTTCTTTTTTAAGTTTATCAATTTGACTATTAAGCAAATACTTTTTAATTACAATAAATGTAATAAGAATTGCGCCAATACTTGCAAATGACCACTTAAAAGGTGTACTATGAGAATTGAACAACTCTATGCAAGTTATTACAATAGGTGCTATTGCTACAAGAGCCATATATACAATGTCTTGCCACAAAGGCATTTGCAATTTCCTTGCTTTAACTTTTTTAGTCATAAGTCACCTCACAGTTTAACTTCTTCGGTTACTGCCTCACCTACAATTTCCTTGATTTTGTCTTGGTCCTCTTCGGACAACTTTTTAATGTGAGTAAATTGGCTGAGTATTTTAAGTATCAACTGATTTTCTTCGTATATTTTCTGCAAATACTCTTTCTGATTATCCTCCATCTTAGCAAGACCTTCTGCAATGGGCTTTTCAATCTTTTCGCTAACATCGAGTTTAATTTTGCTTGGAAGAACTGCATTCTTAAATGAAGTTTCAATGTATTCTTTGGACACAGCCAATTGTTTTTGGAATTCCTCTTTATCGTTCTTTGCTCTTGTAGCAGCACGTTTAATTGACTTAACACAATAAATTACATTCGCAATTATTGTAGCCAAAGATACACCACAGAGCGACATGGAAAGTATTTGCATAATTTGTTCGCCATATTGGTCTAACATTTTAAACCTCCTTTTCGTCTTTCAACGAATTAACTTCTACTTTTAAATTATCAATATCCTTTTGTACATCACTTATTACAATAGTTTTTCTTGACAATTCCTCTAATTTGAGTTCTACCTTTGTAGCAATTTTACTAAGGTCGTCAACTTTCTTTGACAATTTAGTTACTTCACTAAATAGTTTGTCGTATTCATAATTAGTCATTGTCTTCTGCCTCGTCAAACTCAGTAGGTTTAGGTTCTTTGCGGCCTACAATAATTGCTGCAGCTTTGTTAAACGATTCAATGTGGTCTTCCTCATCCTCAATAACATTGTCTACCAATTTAACAAGTACTTGCGCTTTTGCCGGTTCGTCGTTAAACAATTTCATAAGTGCTTGTTTTGCATACTGATACTGATTTATGGTATCTGACTCTGCCATTAACATTACATTAAGTATACCATTTGCTGCAGTTAATTTACAACCACCGTTCATGGCCGCATTTACTTGTTCGTCAATAGACCATTTAATGTCCATTTTAGTTACCTCCATTTATTTTAATACAACGCTTCAAAATCGTTGCATATGTTAGCATGCAATTGTATTGCGCATTTAACAACGAACGATTTTCTTCGTCAAGTTCAAGATATTTAATACTTTTAATAAACCTATTCAATGCATAGCATTTAGCCTCAAGTTCGTCTAATTCTTTCTTCATTCGGTCTACAAAAGATGTTTCGTCAAAGCCGTGATACTTGTCAATCAGTCTTTGTGAGTCACTTACAAACACTTCGACATCGTACGAACTTCCATCTTCAAGTGCTGCTTCGATATGCATGTCATACCATTCTTTAATAGTATCACAAAGCTCTTTTAAATTTTTACAATCAGGCAATATGCCTATAGGTCCTATCGGTCCTCGCCAACTCATTTAATCACCTCCATTATTATTTTATTCGATATCGGCAAGATATATTACAATCTTGCCGACCCGTATCACCCTTAGCGCCTGCAGGACCTTGGGGACCTGTTTCACCTTTGTCACCTTTGGCACCTGCGGGACCTTGGGGACCTGTTTCACCTTTGGGACCAGCGGGACCGATTTCACCTTGGGGACCTTGCAAACCTTGGTCACCCTTGGGACCGGCGGGACCCGTCGCACCTGTTGCACCTTTTTCACCTTGTATACCCTGCAGACCTTGTTCGCCTTGCGGCCCTGTAGGACCTACTAAGCCTTGTATACCCTGCGGGCCTTGCGGACCCTCGGGACCTTGCGGTCCTTGGATAGGACCTTGATTTACGAATTCGGAAATATTCTCGGAGAATAAGTATATATCACGCGGATGGATGGGATGTAACAGTGAGGATTACAACGGTATAAATCCTGTCCCTGGGGCAATGCGAAAAATGTCGAATACGCGCGAATTTTGTCGAATTTTGTCGAAAGTGCATAAATATACATTTTAATGCAAACGCAATAAAACAAGCCGAAAAAGAACTGGAGGAGGAAAAAAGGAGCTAAACAAAAAGAGAGGGATTTTACTCTCGCTCTTTTCGTATGGGGTTATAGTGGTACTACGATATCGTTAACTGTAGTATCTGAATCTAAATTAGCAGACATACCGCTAGCCACTGCCGCTAATCCAGTTACTCCCATTCTAATGCAGTACACGGGTAAATTGTTTCCGATAACACCACTTGCTGGAATTTGTTGATTAGCACTAAGACCTATGTTTGCATATACACTCAAAACGTTTGGATAGGCAGCTGGATGTGATGTGAATATCGTAAAACCAATAACTGCATTTCCCGCCTCAATCGTTATATTATGCGCATACTTTTTAGGTGCAATTGAAATATCATTTTTATTTTTTATTTCACAAACTGCGTTTGCTCCGCTGTGTTCTGTACATTTTGCAATCGCAAGCGTAAGTATATTTTTTGTGGGAGAAAGAGCGCGAAGCAAGAAATATTCGTTTATAAGTGGTTGTCTATTAAAATATGCAGAACCGAGGTTTATTGTTCCTCCAACTACTGGCGGGTCTGTAACAGGCGCAGGAATAAGCATTTCAACAGGCATAGGGAGTACTTGATGATACTTGCCACTTTCCATAGAGCCGTCGGCTTCGAATTCGGCAACGCCAGTGTACGTAACTTCATTTCCATTGGTTGATACGTTTATCGAGGTAGGAGTCTCAAAACTCACGTAGTTCGGCAGAGGACCTGCGGGGCCCTGGGGACCCGTATCACCTTTAGGTCCTTGAATACCTGTTATATCTACAACAGATTTATATTGAAATGTAGCATTGCTACCCGAGATTGCAGTACACACACTGTTGCAATCATAACATTTATTAGTTGAAGTATTTAAGAAAGGGAATCTTAATACATCACCTACAACAGGTGTTCTATTAAATGAATCTGTTGGAAATGTAATTGTTGCATTTACGGTAGGTGTTGTAGTCCATTCTCTGCGTTGCGAATATACAAGGGCGGGTAAACCTGTTGCACCAGTAGGTCCTTGAGCACCAGTTGCACCGGTGTCGCCTTTGTCACCTTTTGCGCCCTGTGATACAAATAACTGCCAGTTAGTTGTATTAGTAGGTAATACGCCTGTTGAACTTGCTACAATACAAACATAAGCATTACCATTGTAATTCACAAGGTCATTACGAACATATTTTGTGGAGCCATTATATGTTCCTTTTGCATTTATGTTTGCTACTGCAGTGGGACCAGTAGGACCCTGAGGACCCATCTCACCCTGTATACCTTGAGGGCCCTGAGCACCAGTTTCACCTTTAGGACCCTGTGGCCCAACTGGACCAATAGGGCCAGTTGCTCCGGTTTCACCTTTAGCGCCAGTATCTCCTTTAGGACCTTTAATATTCCAACGATAGCTAATTGCTATATTACCACTACTAGTAGCAGTAAGAACTGCGAATATCAACCCGTTAGGGTCAAGTATCATATCACCTATTTGCAATTTGCCATCTGCTGGAGGACTAGCAAGCGACAAATATGCAACAGTGCTGCTAGATGTAGTAAGTGATGTACTTGTTCTAAATGTTCCAAGACCTCTTATACCTTGTATGCCTTGTTCGCCTTGTTCGCCTTTAGGTCCTTGAGGCCCAACAGGTCCGGCATCACCTTGAGGCCCAACCGGACCTTGAGGTCCTGTTTCACCTTTCGGACCTGTAGCACCAGTTTCACCTTTAAGTCCTTGAGGACCTTCTGGACCAATGGGACCTTGAACACCTTGCACACCTTGAGGTCCGGTATCGCCAGTATCACCTTTCTCGCCCTTAACGCCTTGCTCACCTTTAGGACCTTGTGCCCCTTGTGGTCCAACAGGTCCTTGTATTCCCTGAGGTCCTTGTGCACCTTCAACTGCAAACTGCATCCATGCATTAGGATTAGTATCTGGTTGCAATCCTACGTTAGCTCCAACCATACTAACATATGCTTTACCATCGTAATTTACAAAGTCGTTAAGTGCATATGTTGTAGCAACATCCCAATTACCTTTGATATTCAATTCTGCAAGACCGGTATCACCTTTGTCGCCTTTCTCACCGGCCGGTCCTTGCAAACCTTGAGGACCTTGAGGACCCTGAATACCTTGCAAACCTTGTTCGCCCTGAGGACCTCTTTCGCCCTTAGGACCAGCAGGACCAGTTAATCCTTGTACACCCTGAGGACCTTCTGGACCTCTATCGCCTGTGGCACCTTTTGGACCGGTATCACCTTTTTCACCTTTTTCACCGGCAGGGCCTTGAATACCTTGGGGCCCTTGCGGACCTACAGGACCTGCTTCACCAACCGGACCTTGAGGACCAATATCACCTTTAGGGCCAACAGGACCAGGCTCACCAGTAGGACCAATCGGGCCAACAGGACCAATTTCACCGTCTAAACCGGGCTCACCCTGTTCACCTTTATCGCCGGTTAAACCTTGTGGACCTGTGGGACCAGGCACACCTTGAATACCTTGGATACCCTGAATACCTTGCGGACCTTGAGGACCAACGGGACCCGTGGGACCCGCAGGACCTGTAGGACCTTGTGCACCTTGTGTTGCAAAGAGTACCCAGAAACTTTCATCGGTTCCGGGAGTGACACCTTTGTTGTTATCTATTTTAGAAATATAACCGTTGCCTTCATAAACAACAGTATCATTCATAGAATAAACTGTTGCATCATCCCAAGTACCTTTCGGATTGATATTTGCTACACCTGCCTCGCCCTGTTCACCTTGAGGACCTCTCTCACCAGCAGGACCTTGTGCACCTTGAGGACCTCTTAACGAACCTATATATACGACTCGTACATTGTTAGTTAACAAATTTTCAATATAGCCGTATGTCCCATTTGTATTTACATTTTGAGACATTACGAAATCGCCAGTTTCAGGCTCACGAGGACCAGTTAAACTCGTTTTAGGAACATCTGCTGTACCCGACAAAGTATTAGATGTAGTGAACCATACACTTCCATCAGTACCATTTGTGCCATCTACACCATCAGTACCATTTGTACCAGGTTCACCTTTGGGACCAATAGGCCCGGTTGGACCTTTAGGACCAGTTGGACCTACAGGACCTTGAATACCTTGAGGACCTTTAATAGAAAACGAAGGACTTGTACTTGTATATACAATATTATCCTGCGATATTCTAATAATCTTATACACTCCACCTGCTGCAACACTATTAGTATCATCCTTATAGTCTGACGAAATAAGCACAAAATCTCTTAACGATGCTTGTGCTACAGGCTTTGTACTATTAGTACTAAGTTGTACTGCAATTTCGTTGCCAGTAATATTTATTACTGAGCCAATATATTGCGGTATACCAACTTTTTGTAATGCACTTACTTTTGCGGTTTCTGCCTCAACTGTAAAGTCGTCTGGATTAAACTGAGCAATACCCTTTGCGGTAGTACTCGCATCGGGTATTGTTACACCACCAGTAGGTTCGCCTTCAAGTAAGTTTTCAACAACATCATATTCTGCCATTTGAAACCTCCTTAACAATTTGCTTTTATAACAAGTTTCTCCGGCCTTTGCAATATATCTTCTACAAAATAACTTGCCAACGGTGCGGAATATCGAATGTTTTGAACAATGTCAGGTCTACACTTTTTAATTTCATTATACAATGTACGATTATCTGACGGTACCCACTCACGAGTAGGATAAATCGCAATGTACAATGGTCTTAAAAAGTCAACCATCTTTTGTCCACCAACCAATCTAAACTCATACTGATACACACTTTCAATCCACTGCGATGTATGATAATTTAGAAACTGTTTCGTAAATACAAATGAATACGACTTATATTGACCATTTGTGTAATAATAATAATCTCGTTGTGTACCACTAACAACATAGAATATTGCTTGCCGACAGTCAAGTTGTTCATCTGCTGTATAGCCACTCGGTAGTTTGTTTGTAGATAACTCAGTAGATGTTATAACCACCGGTGTAACGCTATCAAATTTAGGATATGAAGATAAATCTAACCAATAGTTCATCTTATACCCACCGTTTAAACGATAGGTATTAGATGAAACTGTGATTATTAAATAAGGATTTACAATAGACTTAGATAATACAAATGGAGAGCCATCGGCCTTAAACACTTTGCGACTAAGTATAAATGTTTCGCCGCGTCTTACAATAATTGTTTTACCGAGTGTTTTCATTTAACAGCACCTCCAGTTGATGAACTGTCCAAGCCTTTTGTAACATCGCCCTCGGCAGCCCGATTACGAGCATTCGTACGAGTTACATTAGCTGCATGGGTTGCTCCGTTACCATCTGGGCCGCTATTAGGACGAGCTCCACCTTGACCACTGCCACCACTCATCATTCCAGCTTGTTGCATCTGTGCAATAACTTGTTGTAATATCTCAGGCTGTTGTAGCAACAACTGTTCAATCTCTGGCGGCAGATGCTGAGCATTATCTTTAATACCGGCAAGTACCATCTTAGCAAGTGGATATTGCTGTTGGTCCATCATATTCCAGAACAACTCCAATGTACGAGGGTCCTGAGGATTGCCAAACGCACCTTGTATAAACTGACTCTGAATTTCCTGCCACATTGCTACTCTGTTTGTTTCAAGAGTTGCTGCAGGGTCAGAACTAAACGAGAAATCGTCTCTGTAATACAATTCGCCATATTTGTCCCTATCAAGGAACATATACTTATTCCACTCTTCCTCTGTTGTAGAGCCATCTGGTAATACTTTTACAAAACGTCTACTCTCGTCGCTAAATGCAAGTAAATACTTTAATACAAGTTCATACAATCCAGAAAAGGCTGCCGCTTTCATTATGCGAAGGCTCTCAATACGACCTGCACTTTGCATTGCCGCAAACTCTTTTGCTTTACCGGAAGTAGCAGATGCATCATACTTACCTTGATACGAGTCAGTTACACCGGACGATGCTTTTGCACTGTCATACAGCATCTGTGCTGCTACAATATCCTGTGACGTATCAGCCATAATCTGTTTTGTTTGAACCATCTGGCTTTCTTCATATGTTCTTACATCTACTTGTTTAATACCGTCATCGGTATCGTTAATTTTTACTCGCTGAGGTTTCGTAACAATTGCGCCAGACGACAATGTTTTGTCAGTCATTTTAGTATACAATTTGTTAGTCATATCCTGCAGCTCGAGTAGCACCATTACTTCGCTGACGCCATACAATGACTCAATAGACGAAACAGCTGGACGTGGAATAAAAGGCAACATTCTTAACCTGTAATAAGGTATCTCTGTACCTTTTGTCAAAAATACTCTGGACTTATATTCATCCTTAGCATCTGGGTCGTCTGTTTCACCTACATCATACAGATTATATACTTCCATTAAGTCTTGGTCAAGTATCTCAGTCTTAGCATTCTCATACTTAAACGATTTACTTCCACAAATGGGACACTCCAGTGCCTGAGGTACAATTTGGCCGCACTTTGTACAAGTACGAAGTTTACGTATCTGCCAGTCATGCTCATTACAAATAACCTGCTGGCTATGCTGCGCCCATGCAAATCTACCTACAATTCTATCCTCGTTTAAATAATAACAAGTTATCATTGTTATTGTAGACAAATCTGCTTGCTGGGCTGGTTCAGCCATCTGGCTGCTATCGCCACTTATTGGAGTAATGCGCCTGCCAAACAATTTGTAAATACGCGATAACGATATCTGCTGCAACTCAAATATGTACTCTAACTGGCGCCAATCACTTACGCCAGGCTGAGGTACAATCTGGTCTGCAAGACACACATCCACTTTAACAGTACCGCTTGTTTCATATGAGTTCTCTAAACTGTCCCACCATACTTTGTACCACGATGTGCCATCTACATATGTGGAACGTTCACTTCTGTCATTAAGATACTTGCTGAATATGTTATCTATATTATATTTAAGATAATCCTCAGTAACTTGTACCAAAGGCAAATCTGATTTGTACTTTGGAGACATCTTAGGTAGAGGTATGTTATTATCAATCTTACTCTCTACAAATTCGTAAGCAATCTTTCTTAATTGCCTACTTTTACGCTTGCTTATACTGCCATCTTTGTTCAATGCACCGAGTGTTCCATAATATGCTTTACGCCACTTAGCAATATTCTCATCGTTTGCAAGAGCATTGCTCTCTTTTGCGCCTTTTGCAATAGAAAACAATGCTACAAACTTGTTAAGTAATATCTGCTCTTCTGGCGTATTTACATATGAGTCAATAGGTACTGACCACTGCAAGTACATGTCAATGGCTGATACTTTGTCAGGCATTAACTAACCTCCTCTGCCGGTTCCCACTCGTCTGGGTAACCGTGTATCAATAAATACTTCTGACGGTCGTCGTCAGTCTTTAACATCTCATAGTCTTCCCACATATCTGAGTGCCAGTGAGTGTATCTAATGTGAGCTCTTCGTTCTGGCATCTTTATATCGCCGACTATGAGTTTTATTATACGGCTTAGACCTTGTGTCTGGCTATCTACCATATCGTCTCGCTTGCCGTAAGGGAAGGTACTATGTTGTCTTATAAACTTTTCACGAGCTGTCATATCTTCCTTTGTATCCCACTCAACATCTACTTCCTCGTCAGGTGTAAAGTCAGCAGGCAAGTGTACCACACCTGTGGCTACAAATGGAGATGTGGCCTGGGCACGAGCATACTTACCACCGAGTGGTGTAACTGCTACAACCGGCGGCATATTTTCTTCGTACTTCAATACATCGATAATAGCCGAGCCGTTGGCCTTATCCTCTATAACTAACTCGTCAATGTCAGGGAACTCTTTGCACAGTGCTTTTATACAAGAGACTGTGTCGAGAAACCCCATACGCTTGTTAACTAACTTCCATAAATACACATCGCGACCTTTAAGGCCCCACAGTGTTATCGCAACATAGTCAGATGTCTCTGTGTTCTTGAATGTAGCATCGACTGATAATTGCAAGTACTCTAACGACTCTCGCAAGTCCTTTGTACGCAAGTATGTTTTCCACCATGCTGGGTTATACAAATTCCCGTTGGCGGCGCTGGGGCGCCCCTGGTACAACGCATTCCAAGTACGATCGCCGTCTGACTGCTTTACGAGTCGTTTCTTAGACTGTAACCACTCGTTGGTGTTTGCTATCTTCTGAGGCAACTTTGTCTCATCGTCGCCTAAGTGACGCCCCATAAGTGACTCACCAAGTTTGCGACCCAATGGGTCTGGACCTATCAGAGCCGCATCCTCGTCATACTCAGCAGGTAAGTTTATCGTCTTCCATACCCACTCACCCCAGTTCTCTTGTACCCAACCAATGACGTCGCCTTCAACCCAGCGTGTCTGTATTACAATTAACTTACCACCAGGGTGTATACGAGACTGCACTGAAGGGCCCATCTCGTCGTGTATCTTTGCCAGTACTGTCTCGCTGTCTGCTTGTTCTTTGCTCTTTATGGGGTCGTCGATTATAAATAGCTCAGCGCCGTGACCAGTGATACCAGCCTTGAGGCCTGCTGCTCTACAACGACCACCCTGCTCAGTCTCCCACAGTGCTACGCCCTGCACCGACTTGTTAGGTCTACAATTGTGAGTAGATGTCAGAAATACTTCCTGTGTTATTGACACGAACTTGTCTCTGTTGCGTCGGCTGAACGCCTCAGCAAATGTGCTCTCGTAGCCTGCAATAATAACGCCTGCTGTAGGATCGCGCCCAAGGAACCACGACGGAAGTGTCTCTGTCACTGTGTATGACTTACCGTGCTGAGGCGGGACGCTTAGTAGCAGTATGTCCATGAAGCCGTTGGTGCAAGGCGCTTCGAGGAATGCTTGTATCTGGTCACACAAGTATCTGTGGAAGTGAGTCATATAAAACCCAGGGTTCGCTAGCTCAACATATGTGCCGTAGTCCTTACGAGCCTTACGTCGTAGCAGCTCACCCTCTAATGTTGCTGGTATCATAGCTGTTCCTATCTACAATGGTCTGAATAGCCGGAGGCGAGTTACTCCTCGGAGTCCTCGGCCTTTGCTGCAGCTATACGAGCCCGATCTGTGAATGACAGCGTATAGCCTCGTTCCTCGACGGCAGGTCTACAAATCTCCGGGTCGTGCCTGAAGGGACACGCCGCACCATGGCACTCCCACACTGGCGAGCCGTCTGGACTTGGACCTGGGCACAAATACTCAGGGTAATCTTCTCTCATATTATACCTCCTGTTACAATTATTATGACCCAGCCTCGGAGCCGGGCCAGTGCTTTACTTACCACCACGGCCTGTGCCTGGCTTGCTTGTCTGTGTCGGAGCTGCAACGCCGTCCGATGTGCAGGTCGAGTGAATAATCTTAGCCATATGTTACCTCCTTATTAGTTTATCTTAGTATAAAATTGCATCATATTTGCCAACAATGCTTCCTTATACTCAGCAATCTGTTCATCGGCATAGTCATAAAATATTATGTCCTCTGTACGATCGCGCTCTCGTGTGTTAGTATCTACAAACACAATGGCATGTGTCCCAGCGCTGTTTATCTGTGCTTTAAACTTGCCGTCTACAAAGTCAAAATTATATATCTGATCGTACCCGCACTTTGCAATCCACTTGCTCTGCATAGGTATACGCATCTCAGTACCGCCTGTTGTAACACTGTTAGCTCGCCATGTACCTGCTAACTTGCCAGTGTCAACAATATCTACAAACATAGCAGTCACGGTCATGTTGCGAGTTACAATGATAGTAGCCGGGCTGGAGCTGACGGAGGAGCCGCCCTCAATTACAAAGTGGCTGAACTGCTTGCCAGCTGGCGGGGCAGCTGTTATTGTCACCGAACTTCCCTCAAGGTACGAGCCAGCGGTCTTGGCAGGGTCGTCGTCTAAGTAGCCGCCTGTGATAGTTACCTGGTAGCGAGGTGTAGGCGGTGTCAGAGGCCGCTGGTCTACAACGATGGAGCCCTGTATGGTATATCTGTTGATTGTAGCCACAGTTATTCCTCGCTGGGTTCGGTGTTACAAGAGGTCTCAGGAGCCGAAGGCTCGGAGACTGCTTGCTCGCTGGTACTGCGGGACGCTCGGAAGGCAGCAAGGGCCTCTAACTCCTCGTCGCTAAGCTGCTCGTATGTGTTCACAACGGTCTGGTCAATCTTGCTCTCGTCGAGAGGTTTGCCGCCGGATGTATCACGTATGAACGCAGCAGCGGCAGTGTTGTGCATTGCATGACGAGCCTGACAGGCCATTATCATCTCTATCACTGTGGGCTCGTAGGTGTTGCCAGCCGCGTCGACGTCAGCTGCAAGTTGCTGGTATGTGTAGCGTTCTACAAGGCTGTCCAGTGTCTCGTTCCCGTCCTTGTCCAGGAACTGCTGTGGCGGAATAGCCGGACGCTGCAACACGGCCTGACCTACTGCTTGCCATGCTTTGCGTGCGAACCGTGGGTCAGAGAACAAATTTTGCATTTCCTTGCGAACGCGAGCTTTCTTGTTCTGCATAGTGTTTACCTCCTTTATTTTTATTATATTTATAATATGATAGGTTTATTCCACTAAGTAGTTACAAAGTTTACGAATTTTACAAAATTTTTGCGGAGTATACAATGGTGGTGTTTGACACCTGAGGCGAAGAGTTAATATAGTTCAAAGGAGGAGGTTACAAAGGTGTGGGATGGCGGAGCCGAAGACGCGATATTGCCACTTTTGAATCATTTTAATATATCATAGAGACACGATATGATTTTATGAATATTTATATTAGATAGATTATATTGGGACTATGGGACAACGATAGATATATTAAATTTCAAATTTATCATATATTATAATAATGAATAGAATAATTGGGATTGAGTTGGAGGACTTGGGAGGAGTGAATGGGTTATAGTAGCATGTTACGACACATTTACTATATATACCGAATTCTAAATCGGGGCCGCCGATCTTTTTGCTAATATATTTCAAACATATATTATTGAGAGAAATCTCAAAAAGGAAAAATCCTAAAAGGATGAATTCCTTAGAATGAGATAGGCCGGGCTCCCCGGATATAATCTCTCGAAAACCCCGAGGCCCACCTCAGGACGGATGGCAGATAGCTGTGACAGCCCCATCAGGTCGAGACGGCAAACTTCGAGGCAGACCTGGCCCGACGTGGCTGACTGATTCGGAACACACCCCGACCGGACGACCCTCACAGGATGAGGACCCGCGACCGCATAGACCACAGAGTTATAAACTCATAATGCGGCAACTGAATGGTGGTCAGGCGCCTAAACTGGGCGGCGCCAATAATAGTCCAACCGTGACCATCTTACAATTGGGAGTCGGTGTTAAATCGGAATATCAGGGTATAAGCGAATGTCTTATACCCTGTATTCGGTCCAATTGGTCGGCAAAATTAAGGGTTCAAGTCCCTGAGGACCTATAAGGAGTACCTTATGCGCACATTTATCACCAAACTCGAGGATAATTATTTCCTCAACATTGAAGGTCAGGAACCCATTAAATGTGAAGTCAAACAGCCTAAAGGTTGGGATATGACAGTCTTTCTTCCTGAAAATCCTACAGGTAGAAAATTGTTTAATCTTAACAAACTTGAGGCCGCGCTTCAAAAGAATGATGAGGTCGAACTCAATGTGAAAACTCCGGTTAATCGCACCAACACCCAATTCACGAGAACTCGTACACCCATCGAGGATTATCTCGAAGGCGACGAAAAAGAGATGTTCATAAAATTGCGCGACAAAGCCCTTGCCAATCGCGAAAAGGCTATGAATGACCCCAAGGCAAAACTCATGGCTAAGATTGCTAAATATCAGGCTGAACTGGAGGCATTAGGTGAATAGTTATAACACATGGGGATATACTTATAGTAAATCTCGTAGACAATATGAGTCATTAGTTCCAGAACATAACAAGCCCAATGAGCCAAATCGGTTCTTTCGTAGAGCAAATCCACTTAGAAAACCTATAGAACAGACAGAAGTGTGTCCAATTTGTCATATGTTAAAATCAATCAACGGACAGTGTGAATGTCAGAGATAAAACTGACGTTCCCCGAGGCCTATGAGTTGATGGAGGCCGCCGAGAAGCATAAGCGCTCTCTCGGTCGTCTCTATGACAAGGCCTTGCCTTTAGTCAAGCCCATCTTGCGAGAGCGTTATAATATTATGGAGGACACCATTAGCAAACTGACGCACATCACCCCTCGCAAGTCTAAGGAGTACAAATTATAATGTTTGATGTAGCACACTTAACAATTGAAGACTTTAAACAACTTGTGTTGGCAGCCAGGCTCACGTCAATAATGAACCCAGCTGTTGGCTTCGAACACAATCTGGATATTCTGTGGAGGGAATTACAAAAGTATTATGGCAACAATATGTGACACATCGCTCTATTTTGCTGAGACAGACGAGTAAAATCGCTCATCGACGCTTCGATACAATGATGTTCGACGGCGGGCCGGCTTGTCCTCGCAGGTCGGCTTACTGTTGTAAGGAGTAATTTATGAAACAATATTTTGTTAAAGATACTTTGCCAAGAGTATACTACATAACAACCGACAAATTTGGCAGATATCGTATAGCCTCTATCAATATTGAAGGTGTATTGCGCATATCAAAAATAGCATGCTACAATTATGATAAAGCAGCAACTTATCTTGAAAGTAAGATTAAACGCTATTGCTTAGTTCCTTTAACTGATGAGGAACAAATAAAGTGTTTGCAATCGCATTTGTACAAGAGGTATGGCTCCGAAGGGCCACTTGGAATAGGTTGGAATGACTAATTTTATGAAATAAGAATAAGATATTTTCGGCTTAATCCCTTATAAAAATATAGGGGGAGGGGTATAAATATATCAAGATATAGTTATAATATTATCTTTTAAAGCTGTCTCTTATACACATCTGACGCTGCCGACGAATAGC